AGGCCCGGTAAAAACTTCCATCGTGGGGGCCTCGACCAAGGATACGGAAGCGGCAGCCGCCCGGGTTCAGGAGGACATGAACTACCAGATTCTGGAGAAGATGCCTGAGTATCGGCCAGAGCATGAGCGCATGTTGTTTAACCTTGGCCTGTCGGGTTCTGCCTTCAAGAAGGTATACAACGACCCCTCACTGCGTAGGCAAGTGGCTCTGTTCGTACCCGCAGAAGATGTGATTATTCCTTATGGCGCGTCGAGTTCGCAGACTGCAGAGCGGGTTACGCATGTCATGCGCAAGACCGAGAACGAGGTTCGCAAGCTGCAGGTAGCTGGGTTTTACCGGGATGTGGACCTTGGCGATCCAGTCCATATCACTACGGACGTTGAGAAGAAGAAAGCCGAAGAGCAGGGCTACAGTGTCACGGACGACGACCGGTTCCAGTTGCTTGAGATTCACGTAGACTGGGATATGCCCGGGTACGAGGATGAGGACGGCATTGCGCTACCATACGTGGTGACTATTGAGCGCGGCACTAGCAACGTGCTGGCTATCCGCAGGAATTGGGAAGAAGACGATGTAACCAAGCTGAAACGCCAGCACTTCGTACAGTACACCTACATCCCCGGCTTCGGCGCTTATGGCTTCGGCCTGATTAACCTGATCGGCGGCTACGCCCGTGCAGGCACTTCCCTGATTCGTCAGTTGATTGACGCAGGTTCGCTGGCTAACTTGCCGGGTGGCCTGAAGGCTCGTGGCTTGCGTATCAAGGGCGACGACACCCCCATCGCTCCGGGCGAGTTCCGTGACGTGGATGTGGCCTCTGGGACCGTGCGTGACAACATCATGCCCCTGCCCTACAAGGAGCCTAGCCAGACGCTGCTGGCCCTGCTGAACCAGATTACAGACGAAGCCCGCCGCTTGGGCGCTATCAGTGATATGAAGATCGCTGACATGTCGGGTAACGCCCCGGTAGGTACAACGCTGGCGCTGTTGGAGCGCACGCTGAAGACCATGAGCGCAGTTCAGGCCCGGGTTCATGCGTCCATGAAGCAAGAGTTCAAGCTGTTGGCTACGATCATTGGGGACAACGCTCCTGATGAGTATGAATACGACCCCGCTAAAGGAGATCGTAAAGCCAAGCGCGGCGACTACTCTATGGTGGAGGTTATCCCCGTCAGCGATCCTAACAGCACCACAATGGCGCAGCGGATCATGCAGTACCAAGCGGCTATTCAGTTGGCCCAAGGCGCTCCGCAGATTTACGACTTGCCTCAGTTGCACCGTCAGATGCTTGAAGTATTGGGTATCAAGAACGTTGAGAAGCTTGTGCCGGTTGACGATGACTTGAAGCCGCGGGACCCGATCAGTGAGAACATGGCGTTCCTTAATGGTAAGCCCGTCAAAGCATTCATCTACCAAGATCACGATGCTCATATCGCTGTCCACACAACGTTTATGAAAGACCCCATGATTGGGCAGACGATGGGCCAAAACCCAATGGCGCAGCAGATGATGGCGGCGACGATGGCGCATATCTCTGAGCACTTGGCCTTCGCATACCGCCGCAAGATCGAGGAGCAGATGGGCGTTACGATGCCCGCACCTGATTCAGAGTTGCCGGAAGACGTGGAAGTTCAACTGGCCCGCCTGACGGCCCAAGCCGCGACGCAACTACTGCAACTGAATATGGCACAGGCCCAACAGGCACAGGCCCAACAAGCGGCGCAAGACCCGATGATGCAACTCCAACAAGCCGAATTGCAACTCAAAGGCAAGGAAGTTGAGCTTAAGGGCCAGAAGATTCAGGGTGACCTGCAGATCAAGCAAGCGGAACTGCAACTCAAAGCGCAGGAAATGGCTAGCAAGCAGGGCGAGGACCCGGCGCTGGCCCAACAACGCCATGCGCAGACCATGCAGCAGACCCAACAAGCCCACGAGCAACAGCTTACACATGCACAACAGACTCAGCAGCAGAAGATGGCCGCAGCAGTGCAGGCCAACCAACTCAAGCAGCAGCTAGCGGCACAGAAACCTAGGACGCCAACATGACTGAACTAGAAGTTTTGGAGAAGAAATTTAAGGCCCATGTGGATTACATGGCGGACTCCCTTGCAAAGGGGAGTTGTAAAGACTTTGGGGAGTACCAAAGAATGTGCGGGGTTATCTACGGTCTTGGCCTCGCACTTACCGATCTACAAGACCTGCGTAAAAACTTGGAGCGATATGAAGCCGAATGAATTTCTAATAAGCCACACGGCAGACCCTAAAGGGCCGGTGTCTATATTGGCGGAAAACAATGAAGCCAAAGCCAAACAGATTCCTGACCCTGTTACATACCATATTCTGTGTATGCTGCCGGAGGCAAAGGAAGAGTATGAAGGCGGAATTCTGAAATCAGAGCAAGCGCGGCACCACGAAGAGTTACTGTCCCCGGTATTGTTTGTAGCAAAACTCGGCCCTGACGCCTTTAAAGATGAAAAACGCTTTCCCTCCGGACCCTCTTGCGCAGTGGGTGACTTTATTCTTGTACGCCCTAACACGGGCACTCGCATGAAGATTCACGGCACCGAGTGGCGTCTCGTCAATGATGACTCTGTAGAAGCAGTAGTTCAGGACCCCCGCGGTATTCAGCGCCCTTAAGGAATTATTATGACTATCGAAAAAACTGAATTTGAATTTCCCGACGAAGTTGAATCCGTCAAACCTCGAGTTGGCGGGCGTGTAGTAACTCCTGAGCCTGAGTCGGAGCCAGAAGTCGAGATTGTTGACGATACCCCCGAGAAGGACCGTAATCGTAAGCCTATGGCCGAAGCGCCGGTAGACCCTACCGACGAGGAGCTAGACAGTTATTCTGATAGCGCCAAGAAGCGCATCAAGCACTTTACCAAGGGCTACCACGAAGAGCGTCGGGCTAAAGAATCCGCCCTACGTGAGCGGGAAGAAGCGGTGCGTATTGCGCAGACTATTGCGGAAGAGAACCGACAACTCAAGGGCTCGTTGAACCAAGGCCAAACGGCACTGCTGGAGCAAGCCAAGAAAGTAGTCGCTAATGAGTTGGACGCCGCCAAGCGAGCCTACAAGACTGCATATGAGGCCGGGGATTCTGATGCACTTGTAGACGCGCAAGAAAGTATGACCGCGGCAAAATTAAAAGCTGAAAGAGTTAATAATTTCCGGCCTACCCCTGTACAAGCTGAAACTCCTGTGGTACAACCACAACAATTCGCTGCTAATCCTCCTGAAGATCGAAAAGCAGTAGAGTGGCAGCGAGAGAATAGTTGGTTTGGGTCTGATGATGAGATGACTAGCTTTGCGCTTGGTTTGCACAACAAACTAATCAAAGACGGTATTGATCCACAGTCCGATACCTATTATGATCGGGTTAATTCTCGTGTACGACAAGTGTTCCCAGACAAGTTCGAGTCAGAAGGAACCGCTGATGCTCCATCTCAGCGTACACAAAAAAAGAACGTAGTGGCACCCGCAACCCGAAGTACTGCTCCCCGAAAGGTCGTACTAACGCAAACGCAAGTGTCTATCGCCAAAAGGCTTGGAGTTCCCTTGGAACTGTATGCCCGTAAGGTTGCTGACGAAATGAGGAAATGATTATGGCTGAAACTATTAGACAACCACGCGATTTAGAAACCCGAGCGAAAATGGAGCGCCCCACAAAATGGATGCCGCCCCAGCTACTGCCTGACCCTAACCCGGAACCCGGCTTTGCATTTCGTTGGATTCGGATCAGTACGTTGAATAATTCCGATCCGCTTAACGTCTCTTCAAAACTTCGTGAAGGCTGGGAACCTGTAAAGGCTTCAGACCATCCGGAAATTCGACTTATGTCTGGGCAATCTTCTCGATTCCCTGATTCGGTTGAGATCGGTGGCTTGTTGCTGTGCAAAACACCCGTGGAGTTTGTGGAACAACGCGATGCGTATTACCGCCAACAAGCGGACGCTCAAATGAATTCCGTAGATAACACTTATATGCGTGAAAATGACCCACGGATGCCTATGTTCAAAGAACGTAAGTCCCAAGTCACTTTCGGTAAAGGTACTTAATTTAGGAGTCTAAGATGGCTTACCCCACCGTTGATGCCCCCTACGGGCTAAAGCCGGTCAATCTGATCGGCGGACAAGTGTTTGCGGGTTCTACCCGCAATTACCCAATTCAGTATGGCTACGCCACTGATATTGGTTATGGCGACTTTGTTGCATTAAATCGCGGCAATATCGTACGCCTACCGGTCACTGCCGCAGGCGCAAGTGGTCTGGTCGGTGTTTTCCTCGGCTGTTCGTACACGAACCCTCAGACCAAGCAGAAGTTCTTCTCGCAGAATTGGCCCGCAGGTACGTTGTCTGGTGACGCAGTAGCTATTGTTACTGACGATCCTGATACCGTGTTCAAAGGCGTTGTTTGTTCGGCTACTACCGTTGTTGGCTCCGCTAATACCGCACTGATCGGCCAAAACATTCAGATGATTAACAACGCTGTTAACCTGAGCAATGGCACCTCTACAAACGCTATCGCCGCTGTTGTTGGTGCAGGCGCTCCCGCTATCACAGGTACTTTCCCCCTGCGTGTTATGGACGTGGTTAGCGAGACTTCCACTTCCGTATCGGCAGTGGGATCATCTTCCGGCACGGCAATTACACTGACAGGCACAGGCCTTCCAAGCGCGATTCTGGCGGGCTCTGATGTAGCCTACATTACGGCTAATGGTCAGTTTGTGGAGACAGGTTCGTACGTGCAAGCCAATACGGCTGCAGGCGCTACCACTGTCAACATCAACTTGGCAATCGCCGTCCCTGGCAGCATCGTCGCAATCCCAGCAGGCTCAACCATTGTATTTACTCAGTACTCAGAGATTTTGGTGAAAATCAATCACTCTCAGCACCAGTATTACATTGGCGCAGCAGTCGCTTAATAAGGAGCTAAATCATGGCTATTTCACGCGCACAACTACTTAAAGAACTGCTCCCCGGTCTGAACGCATTGTTCGGTCTGGAATATGCGAAGTACGGCGAAGAGCACAAGGAAATCTATGAGGTTGAGTCCTCAGAGCGTTCCTTTGAAGAAGAGACCAAACTCTCTGGCTTCTCCGCCGCTCCAGTGAAGAACGAGGGTTCTGCCATTGCTTATGACAATGCGCAGGAAGCTTGGACCGCACGATACAACCACGAAACCATCGCAATGGGCTTCAGTATCACTGAAGAGGCAGTTGAGGACAATCTGTACGATAGTCTCTCAGCCCGCTATACCAAGGCTCTGGCCCGTGGCATGGCATACACAAAGCAAGTAAAGGCTGCAACGGTCTTGAACAATGCGTTTAGCTCCGCAGTCACCTACGGTGACGGCGTGTCTTTGTGTTCTACAGCGCACCCACTGGTCTCCGGTGGCACCAACAGCAACCGTCCGTCAGTCGCCGCCGACTTGAACGAAACCTCTTTGGAAAATGCCGTGATCCAGATCGCTGCATGGACTGATGAGCGTGGTTTGCTGATCGCTGCTAAGCCAAAGAAGCTGGTCGTCCCCCCTGCGTTGATGTTCGTTGCAACTCGTTTGCTCGAAACTGAGAAGCGCGTTGGTACTTCCGACAATGATGACAATGCCTTGAAGAACAATGGTTCTATCCCCGGTGGCTACACCGTGAACCACTTCTTGACAGACACAAACGGCTGGTTCCTGTTGACGGACGTGCCGAACGGTCTGAAACACTTTGTGCGCTCGCCATTGCAGAACTCCATGGATGGAGACTTCGATACGGGGAACGTACGCTACAAGGCGCGCGAGCGATATTCGTTCGGGGTCAGTGACCCTCTCGGGCTCTATGGCAGTCCCGGTTCGTCCTAAGCTGTAGGCCGCATCTAGCATAGCTAGGGCGCTATAAAAAAAGGGAGCTTCGGCTCCCTTTTCTTTTGTTCTTTAGAAAATAAACAAACCACGATAGGCTTTTGAGGTACACTTGGTTCGTCTAATAAAGGAACCACATGGAAATTAACAAACGCAACAGTCCATTATTTGCTGTTGGATTGGCAAAATGGGAAAAGTTTGTGGCTGCGTACGATGGGCCGTACGGCTTGTATGGCTCGGTTTACTCGGGCATGAATCACAAGGTATCTTTCCTTTGCCCTACTCATGGCACCATGCAGATGGATGCCAAAAACATGATGGCTGGTAGGAAATGCGTGAAGTGCATGTTTGAGGAGAGGGCGGGCAAACCAAGGATTACTCAGCGAAAGATGCTGGAAAGGTTTGCAGAGGCCCATGGGAATAGATACAACTACGCGCTTGCCATTTATAAGGCACATCAAGAGCCAGTATCAATTGTTTGCGAGAGGCACGGCAGGTTTGAACAAAAGCCTGAGTACCACTGGGGTGGGTCAGGTTGCCCAAGGTGCTTCCACGAAGACAAACGAGGCGCATCACAAAGGGATACGCTTGAAACATTTTCCGAAAAGCTGGCCTTAGAGTTTGGCTCTTTGCTGACTGTTTGCGATAGCCAATATGAAGGCACACACAAGCCGTTAAAGGTTCTTTGCACCAAGCACGATGTAACCCTAGAGACACGGCCAAACTACCTGTTAAACGGCTGGAATCCATGCCCGAGGTGCAACCACATGGCATCCAAGGGCGAAGACGAGGTTTACCGTTTTCTTTCCAACTTAACGGAAGCCAAGCAGCGCAACAGAAAAATTATTGCCCCAAAGGAGTTGGACATCTATTTGCCTGAGCGCAAATTAGCTGTGGAGTATTGCGGCATGTTTTGGCATAGCCACGGCTCACAAGAGGAGGAGAGAAAAGACAAGCGCAAGCACCAGCAAAAATATGAACTGTGCAAGTCATTGGGCATCCGCCTGATAACACTGTGGGAGGAGGAGTGGAAAGAGCACAACTACGCCATTCGCCGTCTTCTGCGTAATGCGGTTGGCAAGTCCAAAGGCACACTCATGGCAAGGAAGTGCGAACTGAAAAAAGTTTCAAACTCTCAGGCTAAGCCGTTCTACAAAAAATACCATCCGCAAGGCGGAGACGGCAGCGGAGAGCACTATGCGCTTTTCTGGAATGGCAAGATGGTTGCTTGCATGAGGTTTGTGTTTGGAGCCAACGACAGGGGTGGTGGCGCGGCAAACAGGACGTGGACGCTTGGCAGGTATGCCACAAGAATAAATGTTGCTGGCGCAGCTTCCCGCCTGTTTAAAGCCTTCTTGGATGAGTACAAGCCGGACGAGGTTAAGTCATTCTCAGACAACCGCTTTTTTGAAGGTGGAATGTATGAGCAGCTTGGATTCTTGATGGAGGAAGAGGTGGGGGCTGACTATCAAGTGTGGAGTCCAAAGCTTGGCATGAAACCAAAGACTCGTTACCAAAGAAGAAATCTTCAGAAGCGGCTAAACGACCATGGACTGAATGATGTCTACGACTCTGAAACAGACCCTAGAACAGAGGCTGAAATGACCTTCATGATGGGTTGCCGCAGAATTTACGATTGCGGGAAAAAAAGGTGGGTGTGGAAGTCGAATAAGTTGCTTGCCCCCACCCCCGCTTCCTGATATATTGCAGGTATTCCGGGGAATCCGGTACATCAAACAGTCCCGGCTGACTGACATGCAAGATTGATGTACTTCAAACGCATGTAAGGAAAACATCATGGCTTTCGCAACACACCTTGGCCCTTGGATGCTCGGCACCGTAAAAGAAACTACGGGCACTACTTCGGGCACCGTCCGTAATACGGGCCTGACTAATACCTTTCAAACCGTCAAATTGAATCTGGTAGGTGCTGTTTCTGGCACGCCTATTCGAATTGCGGCGCTCCCTGCTGGCGCACACATCATCAACGTTATTGTCGATACCTTGACTACACTGTCAGGCACGGTTACCGCCGCTACATTGACGGTTGGTACTGCAACTACCGCAGACCTGTTCTTCCCCGCTACCACGATCTTGGCCGCAGGACGCCAGAATGCTACCTTGACGGCTACGCAGTTGACTGCATACGCAGGCGTGGCCTCTGCAGCCTCTCCAAATGGTATTGGCGTGGGTCCTACAGACGTTATTGTGATCGCAACCCCAACGTTTACTACAGGCTCTCCTAGCACTGCAGGTATCATCCAAGTCACTATCGGCTATCTCGTAGCGAATGACAACGGTGCAACCGCCCCTGCTTCTGCGTAAGCAATCCGAGGGGCTTCGGCCCCTTCTTTTCAGCTTAAGGAGCCATTATGGGTAAGCAAACTAACTATAGTCCGACGTTTCCTATGTATCCGGGCGGGGCTACGGCTGTTACGCTTAGCGATACAGTAAACCTTGCAACTCCATCGGTAATTTACGTAGGCAGTGGCGGTAACGTAAAAGTTACTACCGCACAGGGTGATGACGTAACCTTCACAGGTATGTTGTCAGGTAGCATTATCCCAGTACAGGTTATTCGGGTATGGGCTACGGGCACTTCGGCTACCAGTCTGGTTCGGGTGTACTGATATGTCATTCGGGTTTGGCTTTGGGTTCCCCAGCGTGGGCGCTACCGGGACGGTGCCCACACTATCCTTGCCTTTTGCGGGGGCTACCACTCTTGACCCTCGTATCGCATTTACCCGGTCCTCTAGTGGTACCTATATAGATAGCAGCGGGATTATACAAACGGCTAGTACCGATGTACCCCGCCTAGATTACAGCCCCACTACCCTAGCGCCATTAGGCTTGCTGATTGAGGAACAGCGGACGAACTTGGCACTAAACTCAGGCGAGGTATTAAGTGGTGGGACTGGAGGTGTGGTCGTTGCTAATCAGATTACGGCACCTGACGGCAGCTTGGCTGATTTCTTTCAAGAGGACACAAGTAGTATTGAGCATTATGCGGGTGACAGAGTTGTGACCGTTACTGCTGGAACCACATATACATGGTCGTTTTATGCCAAGCTTGGGTTGACAGGGGAGGTCCGGCGTGTGTGCGTGAGAACTGGTAGTCAAGGCCCAGCGAGTGTTGTTTTCGATCTTGAAACAGGTAGCAGTACTGTAATTTCAAGTGTTGTTTCTTCCGGCATTAGTTCTGCTGGAAATGGCTGGTTTCGTTGCTGGATTGTGTACACAGCAACCGGCACAGGAGGGGCTGTGTTTCGTCAGCAATTAGCAAAAGGCACCAACACTGTTTACACAGGTGACGGCACCTCAGGCCTATTTTTCTGGGGAGCCCAACTTGAAGTAGGGGCGTCCCCAACGAGCTACATCCCCACCGTAGCCAGCCAAGTCACCCGCACTGCCGACATTGCCTTGATGACAGGGACTAACTTCAGTAGCTGGTACAACCAGACTGAGGGGACTTTTGTTGTGACCGCAAGGGATGTATCAAACCCCTTGGGTGTTATGGCAGCAACAGATGATGGCACATCAGCGAACCGCAATAGTATTTTTCTTGCGGGCGCTACAACAGCGGTTAGCTTTAGGACAACTGTTGCTTCGGTGGTAGTCTCAGATATTGCCGTGGGAACGATAGTCAGCGGTGCGGCGTTTACTATTGCTGCGGCCTACAAGATTAATGACTTCGCTGCAACCCTTAACGGCGCTGCGGTAGTAGTGGACAGTCTCGGGGGTGTACCGCTAGGCCAAACGACCCTAAGGATTGGGGCCGATGTAGCTAATACGGCGTTTATCGGGGGCCACCTACAACGTCTGACCTACTACAACACCCGTCTGACCAACGCTGAACTTCAAACAATTTCTAGCTAATTGTGGACTACACCCTTAAATTTGCGTCTGAAGCGGAAGCTACCTTGGTACTATATGCGGATGGCAAACCGGTATATCCAAACCTTGATACGCTAGGCACTATCTTCAAACCTACGGGCAAGACCGAAATTATCGAAGGGATTAAAATTCCAGTGATGGCGGCGACCCCCGGATGGCACGTTAATGTACGCTGTGACGAGAACCCAGCGCTTGATAAATACGTAGTTGTAGCAACTACTCCTTCTAGGATATGGGCGTAATTATGGCTAAAAATCCCTCTCTTGCCGTAGGCCGCGGCGAAAAGCTTCCCGTATCCAAAGGCGCTGGTTTAACCGCCAAAGGTAGGGCTAAGTACAATAAAGCTACCGGCTCTAACCTTAAGGCCCCTCAACCGCAGGGTGGGGCTCGGAAAGATTCCTTTTGCTCGAGAATGTCAGGTATGCCCGGGCCTATGAAAGATGAGAAGGGTAAGCCCACTCGCAAGGCCGCATCACTAGCTAGATGGAAATGTTGAACATGTCTGATTCACGTATTGGGGCCGACCGTAGAACTGAACTCGATATGGTTCGTGAAATTGCCACACACGCCTCTGATATTCGTCATATCCAAGAAGATATGGATACGATGTTGGAAGGCATGAAGAGTATGCAGAAGAGCCTCGCGGACATTAATGTCACACTGTCGGAAGCTAAAGGCGGATGGCGGGTACTGTTGATTATTGGGGGCGCTGCTGGTACAGTAGGTGCTGGGGCTATGCACCTCATCAACTGGTGGAATAAGTAGTGCCTTCTTCGACTATAAAGCAACATAATTTCATGGCGGCAATCGCCAAGAATCCTGCCTTTGCGAAGAAGGCCGGTGTTCCCCAGTCCGTAGGGGCTGATTTCATTAAGGCCGATACCGGTCGTAAATTTGCAAAAGGTGGTGAGACTATGGCTACAAAGAAAGCAATGCCCAAGGGCATGTTCGGTGATAAGGGCGCACTAGCAAAACACGCGGCTAAACCCGCGTCCAAAGCGCACGCTGGCCTCAAAGCTGGGGGCACGACCAAGATGGCTAAAGGCGGTGGAGTGGAGTCCAAGGGTAAAACCAAGTGCGCAATGGTTAAGATGGCTGGCGGAGGTACCTGCTAATGGAACGCCCCTCCAAACAAGAAGTCGATGATCTGCGTAAGCAGGCCCTTATGGATGCCGCATATGAGGCGTCAATGCGCAATACTCCTCCCGCGCCAATGCGGCCCGCCTCCGCGCCTAGGGCTAAAGCACAGTCTGATGCGGTTACCGAGATGCTTCAGGAAGTCCAAGACGCCAAGGCCCGCAAGAAAATTTCTGCTATGGGGTATGCTAAAGGCGGTTCTGTCAGTGCTTCCAAACGTGCTGATGGCTGCGCCACCAAGGGTAAGACCCGGGGCATTTTTATCTAGGAGGGTATATGGCCAAAAATCCAAATATTGACGACGCCACTCGCGCCCGAGCAATGCGATACGTCTCCGCAGGCGCTGCCGATGAAGCCGATGAAGCCGATAAAGCCGCTGGGGTACTGGCGGCAGAGTCTGAAGTTGAGCCGGGATATAGCCCACGGGCAACCCCCGCAGCTAAACCCGCAATAGTTACCAAAGAAGCCCTTGCTAAATCTGGTTTGAGCCTTCGGGACTATATGAACCGGCAGCAAGGATTAACTAGGCGTGGGAGTACCCCCGCACCCAAAGGCGGTAGCGGAGGGGGTAGGGGCCCCACTGCAGAAGAGCTTGATAGCTACACGGCTACAAAACGCCAAGCAGCTATGGATAAAGCTAAGGCAGCCGCAGCAACGCCAGCCGGAAAAGCGGCTCGCGCTAAACAGATTGAGGCTCAGGCCCTAGAAGCGTCACGTCCTGAAGAGATGTTGCTCGGCATAGCTAAAGCACCTGTAAGTGCCGCTAAAGGGCTGCGTGCCTTGCAAAATCTAAGTCCCAGCGAGGCACAAGCGCTACTCAAAAGCTCCGGTAATGTGTTTAGTAAGCCGGGGTCAAAGGCTAATGAGTATGTGCAAGCATTGCTTGAGAACGCTCAGGGCAAGCTTAACGCGCCCGCTAGGGAAGCCGTAAAACAATTGGCGGCCCCTACGCGCCGCTTGACAGGGCCTAAGACCGCTGAGGCTATTGGGTACCGTAAAGGCGGGGCGGTTAAAAAATACGCTAGCGGCGGGTCTGTCAGCGCCTCTAGTCGTGGCGATGGCTGCGCCACCAAGGGTAAGACCCGGGGTAAAATGCTGTGAGGCCTAGCCGCGGGATGGGAGCTATGCTCTCTTCCAAAATGCCTAAGGCAAAGCGAACGAAGCGCCGGGACGATACCGACTTCGAGACCTTTGCCGAAGGCGGCACTGTAGGGCTGTGGGATAACATCAATGCCAAGCGAAAGCGCGGGGCCAAGATGCGCAAGCCCGGGTCTCCCGGTGCTCCGACTGACAAAGCATTTAAAGATTCGGCCAAATAATGACTACCTCTGGAACCACTAACTTCAATCTGGACCTGACGGAACTGGTAGAAGAAGCGTACTCCCGTTGCGGGGCAGAGCTTAGGACCGGCTGGGATTTACGCACTGCCCGTATTTCGTTAAACCTGATGTTCGCAGACTGGTCGAATCGCGGCATAAATTTGTGGACTGTGGAGCAAGGGTCGATCCCTCTTGTAGCCGGTACCGCCACATACGATCTGCCGGATAACACTGTGGACTTGATGGAGCACGTTATCCGTACAGGTGCAGGGAGCGCCTCTACGCAGGCTGATCTGACGATTACGCGCATTAGTGTATCCACCTATGCCACACTGCCCAATAAACTGACTCAGGCGCGTCCTATTCAGGTTTACATTAACAGGCAAGCCCCTACACCCACGGTAACCGTGTGGCCTGTCCCCGATGCCGCGCAGACCTATACCTTCGTGTACTGGCGGCTTAAGCGTATTCAGGATGCTGGAAGTGGTAGTAATACGATGGCGGTGCCGTTCCGGTTCCTCCCCTGCATGGTAGCGGGGCTGGCGTATTATCTGTCCATGAAAGTCCCCGGGGCCATAGACCGTATGCAGGCCTTGAAAGAGCAGTACGATGCAGCTTGGCAATTGGCCGCAGATGAAGACCGGGACAAGGCGGCTGTCCGGTTTGTCCCACGCCAGATGTTTCTTGGCTAGCCATGCCGCTAAAAGACCCAGCCGCACGAAAAGCGTACGCAGCAGCATACGCAAAAGCTAACCCGGCGTATTTGCGGGTTAAGGCGTGGCGTGCAGAAAACCAAGAACGAGTAAGAGAACATCAAGCTGCATATGCAGCAACGCATCCAGAAGTTTTAGCCGCAAAAGCAAAGCGACACCGCGAACGTCATTTAGAAAAGAGGCGCGAAGAAGACCGCGCAATTTCTGCACGATACCGCGTTGCAAACAAAGAAAAAGTTTCCGCTGCAAAGAAAGCGTATGCACAAAGCAATAAACATAAAGTTAACGCCTCGGTAGCCCGGCGTGCGGCTGCTAAAGTACAACGCACTCCTATCTGGTTAACGCAAGAGGACCACTGGATGATTGGGCAAGCTTATGAGCTTGCGGCGTTGCGAACCGCAATGTTTGGTTTTTCTTGGCATGTAGATCACGTGCTTCCTTTACGCGGAAAATTAGTCTCTGGGTTACATACCCCATGCAATTTGCAAGTTATTCCCGGCTCTGAGAATTGCCGCAAGGGGAACCGAATGGAGCTTGTATAATGGCAAATAGGTTTGCTTCCGGTAAAAATTCTATAGCCGAATGCGACCGTTGTTCCCAACGGTTTAAGCTCACGCGGCTAAAGAAGCAAGTTGTCAAGCAGAAGCTGTACAACATTATGGTGTGTCCTGAATGTTGGGACCCAGATCATCCTCAGTTAATGCTTGGAACCTTCCCTGTAGAAGACCCGCAAGCTGTCAGAGAGCCCCGCCCTGATCGCAGCTATGTGACTTCCGGGATACTTGCAAATGGCTCCTACGGCGGAGGTAGCCGGGTATTTCAGTGGGGATGGAATCCTGTAGGGGGCGCAAGTAGCTTTGATGCGGTTCTAACGCCAAATAGCTTGGTGGCTACGGGGTCTGTCGGTACAGTTTCAATAGTGATTTCATAAGGAGCCACGATGAAAACATGGATTGCCGATCTGGAGTTGCGTCAGCGCCTGCTGATTGCCTTGATTGCCGTGGATCACTTGGTACTTGTGCTGATCACGCTGGGCAATTGCGCACGAGGCGAAACGATCTCGGCGAGTGCTTGGAGACAAGAGCAAGCTGGCAAGCTGCAAGGGCGCATTGCGCGGCCCGTGATCGACTGGCTATTTCACTTCATCGAAAAAAATCATTGCTCACAATCGTGGCTAGCTGAAAAGCACATGTACACCCCACCCCCACGCGGGCTCTAAATGCGCGGGGCTTGCGCCTAGCGGCGCTAGAAACTACCAAAGTTTAGATTGACAAATTCGTATAACTTGGCACACTGCCATAGTCACTAAAAGGAGCCTACGATGGCATTCACCAAGAAGATGATGGGCAAGGAAGTTGGCGCAGCCTCTGTATACGCAAAGCCTCATACGGGCTCGGTTGCAGGTGTGGACTTGACCAATAACGGCTACCCGCAGACCGGCATTAAAACCACGGGTATCAAGACTCGCGGTAATGGCGCAGCCACAAAGGGCGTGACCGCCCGAGGACCGATGGCGTAACATGGCTATGACCTATACGGAGTTGTGCGCGAATATCGCGGACATTACTCAAAACGAGTACACGGCTGCTGAATACAAGATGTTCACTGCTCAGACAGAACAGCGGATATTCAACTCTGTTCAGCTTCCGTCGCTCCGTAAAACTGCGGCTATTGCCTCCGTTATTGGGAATCAGTTCATCAACGTTCCCACAGATTTCCTGTCAGCGTTCTCCGTTGCGGTAGTAGACCCAACAACTTTGGAATATACGTACCTGCTCAATAAGGACGTCAACTTTATCCGGGAAGCGTATCCTACGGTAGCGGCTACGGGAACTCCGAAGCACTACGCTATCTATGGAAACCAGACGGGTACTGAACTCGCACTGCGATTCATACTAGGCCCAACTCCCGATAAGGTCTACTCTACAGAGCTAGCGTACTTCTACTACCCAGAGTCCATTGTTACTGCTGGCACCACATGGCTAGGCGAGAACTTCGATTCCGCCCTGCTAAACGGAGCCCTCGTAGAAGCCATTCGCTTTATGAAGGGTGAGCCGGATATGGTCAAGCTGTACCAAGACATGTACGTACAGTCGCTTACGCTGCTCAAAAACTTGGGTGATGGCAAGCTCCGTCAGGATGCTTACCGTAGCGGACAACCCCGAAACGCGGTAATTTGATATGGCTATAGCTCAAACCCTGTGCTCCAGCTTCAAACAGCAACTGTTTTTGGCTCAACACGACCTCAGTACGGATGTAATCAAGATCGCTCTGTACACGAGTGCCGCTTCTATCGGGCCGGATACTACGGTCTATTCGGTATCGGATGAGGTAGTTGGTATGGGATACACTGCGGGGGGTATCCCCCTTACTGGCGCTACCGTGTTGCTATCAGGCACAACGGCCTACGTAGACTTTGATAACGCGGTATGGCCCGCGGCTACCTTTACAGCCCGGGGAGCCCTTTTGTACAATAGCTCCAAGGCAAACAAAGCCGTAGCGGTACTAGATTTTGGGGCAGACAAAACGGGGGCTGCGCAAACATTCACGATCCAAATACCTGCAAATGTAGCGTCTAGTGCGTTACTTCGGATAGCTTAAAGGGTACCATGGCAAGTTTATACTCTACCAACCTTAAACTCGAGTTGATCGGGACTGGAGACCAGAGCGGTCTTTGGGGTGGCACAACCAATACTAACATCGGCACGGCCTTGGAACAGGCTATCGTAGGTAAAGCCTCGCTTGTAACAGGGGACTTCGCAGCCAACGTAGCTACGCTTACGCTACTGGACACCAACGCAAGCCAAACAGCCCGGGCCTTTGTACTGGATGTAACCGCTACGCTATCTGCTGCGGGTACGATCAATGTGCCGGCTATTCAGAAGCCGTACCTTGTGTTTAATAACACTGTAGGCGGGTTCGCCCTTACGGTTAAAGTTTCGGGTCTGACGGGCGTTGTGGTCCCCAATGGCAAGCGAATGCTGGTGTACAACAATGGCACAGATGTCATTGACGGTATCAATTACCTTAATGGGGTAGCTACCAATCTAGCAGGGGGCTCCGATGGGGTTATACCGTACCAATCGGCTCCGGGGGTTACTGGGTTCTCCGCCGCAGGAACTGCGGGGCAAGCCCTACTTTCTGGCGGTACTGGGGCTCCTACATGGGGTACTCTTTCGGTAGGTAGCGGGGGGACTGGCGCAACTACGCTAACAGGTATCGTAAAAGGTACGGGAACTACTGCATTTACTGCGGCTACTGCGGGTACAGATTACGTAGCGCCTTCGGGTGCGTTAGGGACCCCATCGTCAGGGACCTTAACCAACTGTACAAAGGATGGTACCAACGGAGTTGGGTACCTGAATATCCCGCAAAATAGCCAATCAGCAGCCTACACGCTGGTCCTTGCCGATCAAGGCAAACACATATTGCACCCCAGTGCAGACACCACAGCAAGGATTTTCACGATCCCGGCGAATGCCTCGGTGGCGTTTCCCATTGGTACGGCAGTAACGTTTGTAAACCAAAATGCGGCGGGCGTGATGACCATTGCGATCACCACGGACGTGATGCGCTTGGCAGGGGCGGGCACAACGGGCAGTCGGACGCTTGCGGCTAATGGGGTTGCTACGGCCATCAAGCTCACGGCGACGGAGTGGATTATTTCGGGCGGGAGTGGCTTGACATGAGTGCGATCCAGCAGGTTTTGGCTGCGGGTGGGGGAGCACTGTCTACAATTGTTTTAACCGCCGACGCTTCACCATACATATACGCATACCTATGGAGTGGCGCGGGCTTCGGTACTAAGTATGCAGACCCTGCCACTTTACCAACTGGGGTTGGGTATGGCGTTGCTTTTAACCCTTCCGGGACTGCGATAGCAGTAGTGCATGACGCACCAAACATCAGCGTCTACCCATGGAGTGGCGCGGGCTTCGGCACTAAATATGCTGACCCAGCAACCTTGCCCACTGGCGGTGGGCGCGGAGTGGCTTTCAATCCTGCCGGGACTGCGATAGCAGTGGCTCATCTCGTCTCCCCATTCGTCTCGACGTACCCATGGAGTGTCGCGGGCTTCGGCACTAAATATGCGAACCCAGCAACCTTGCCCACTGGCAATGCCCTAGGGGTGGCTTTCAATCCTACCGGGACTGCGATAGCAGTGGCTCACGCTACTTCTCCACACATCAGCGTCTACCCATGGAGTGGCGCGGGCTTCGGCACTAAATATGCGAACCCAGCAACCTTGCCTACGGGTAATGGACGCGGAGTAGCTTTCAATCCTGCCGGGACTGCGATAGCAGTGTCGCACGATACATCCCCATTCGTCTCGACGTACCCATGGAGTGGCGCGGGCTTCGGCACTAAATACGCTGACCCAGCAACCTTGCCTACGGGTACTTCAAATCGCGTTAGCTTTAACCCTGCTGGAACCGCAATAGCAGTGGCTCATGCAACAACCCCCTTTATATCTGTATATCCGTGGAGTGCCGGATTTGGCACTAAATACGCTGACCCAGCAACGTTGCCCACTGGCATTGCCAGTGGCGTTGCTTTCAATCCTACCGGGACTGCGATAGCAGTGGCTCACGCTACTTCTCCATACATCAGCGTCTACCCATGGAGTGGCGCGGGCTTCGGCACTAAATATGCGAACCCAGCAACCTTGCCCACTGGCAGAGGGAGTGACGTAGCATTCTCCCCCAACTAAATAAACACCATGACCCCAGAACAACTCACCCAAAACATCGCAGCCCGCACCGAAGAAGTTGCAGGCTACCAAACCAACATCGACAACTACACCCGCATGGTTGCAAAGATCAGCGCCAAGTGGTGTGAAAAAACGCAGCCATTGCGAGGGCTTGATACACAGCAAATGGTTTCTCTGTGCGCCGATGAGTCCGTATTGATGCAGGCGGCAGACCTTAACTTCCGCGACAAGCTACAAATGTCAATTCGCGCAGAGCGCATCGAGCAACGTAAAGCCATACTGGTGCTGGAAGTGCTTAAAGACCAACTGGAGACACAGCCATGAGCTACTGCCAACTGGATGAAGATGGGACGTACCTGCGCGAAGTCTATGGCGATGTGCAGGAATGGGACGAGAACAATTACTGCTCAGTGGATGCACTTGTCAAAGACGGCAAAGCAGATCAATTTCGCGTGGTGCCCTTGACCATAACTGAGCCGCCTAGCTATAACCCACTCACACAAACAGCAGTGCGCGACGGCTGCGAGCTTGTGGATGGGGCGTGGCAGTACAAATGGCGCATTGACGCCCTGAGCGCAGAGCAGATTGCAGCGGCCTACGCAGCCACCATCCCGCAAGTTGTCACCATGCGCCAAGCCCGCCTAGCCTTGCTGGGTGCTGGCAAATTGGCAAGCGTCACGGCAGCTATCAACACACTGCCAAGCCCGCAAAAAGAGGCTGCACAGATCGAGTGGGAATACAGCCAAACGGTTGAGCGCAATCGAGGCTTTGTACTGCTGTTGAGCGCTGCGCTTGGGCTGACTGATGCCCAACTGGATGCGCTTTTCGTCACCGCAGCGGGGCTGTAATGTTCTCTGCACTCCTGTCCTTTCTTGGGGGCTCTGTATTTCGCATGTTGTTTGGCGAGATAAGCTCGTGGATGAATAAGAAACAAGATCACCTGCATGAGATGGACCGGATGCGGCTGCAAGGCGAACTAGATAACTCCCAGTTTCTGCGTACCCAAGATGCGCTACGCCTTCATGCAGAGTTGGGGGTCAAGCTAGTGCATGTGCAGGCCGAAGCGGTAGTGGATCAAATAGAAGCTAACGGGTGGCTGGCTGCAGTCAAGGGGACTACGCAGACTATTGGTATCTGGTTCATTGACGCTTGGAACGGGGTCATTCGCCCCTTCGTAGCTACGTGGGCCGTTATTATGGTCACGCTGCACTTCGCGCAAACTGGATGGGTACTGGACGATAACGGCTGGAGCATATGCGGCGCGGCACTGGGAATCTATTTAGCGGATCGGTCCCTCTTCAAGCGTGGTAAATGAGTACGGAAGCCGTTACGATAGCGGCCTCGCTCTGTCGGCAGTTTGAAGGGCTGTATCTCAAGCCTTATATGTGCCCGGCCCTCGTGGCGACTGTGGGCTACGGAGCGACCCGATACGAGGATGGACGCCGCGTAACTCTAGCGGACGCCCCGATAACCAAGGCCCGGGCTGAAGAACTTTTGAGGTGGGAGTTAAATAAGGTCTGCTTACCTGCGGTAAGACGATCCTGCCCTGAGCTTACAGAGCCCCGCAAACTAGCGGCGATACTCGACTTCACATTCAACCTAGGTTCTGGAAACTTGCATAGCAGTACGCTTCGTAAGAAAATCAATCTCGAAGACTGGGCTGCTGCGCAGTTAGAATTGGCTAAATGGGTGCGCGGCGGGGGGCGCATACTCCCCGGCTTGGTAAAACGCCGTACTGCAGAAGCCGCACTATTAAGGTCTATATGCCCATAAAAAAAATTGGAATCCAGAGTGGAGTATCGAAGGAAAATACCCGCTATACCTCCGAAGGCAAATGGTACGACAGCGACAAGATTCGGTTTCGTAAAGGCACCCCCGAGAAGTTAGGTGGGTGGGCTCGGTATTCCGTCTATACCTTTCTAGGCATATGCCGCTCACTGTGGACATGGGTTACGCTTACTGGACTGACGCTGATAGGCGTGGGCACAAACCTGAAGTTTTACATCAACAAGGGCGGGCTATACTATGACGTAACGCCTATTCGGAAAGTTGTGCGTCCTATGCTGGGTGCTAGTAGTACGGGTAATCCTTTTACTGCTACTGCGGGGTCGGCTGTAGTTTCTGTGTACGACGCTAACCATGGGTGCGTGCAAGGAGACTTTGTAACCTTTAGCGGGGCTACCGGACTTGGCGGAAATATAACAGCGGCACTACTTAATCAGGAATACCAAGTAACCGTACTCAGCGCTAGTACATATACGATTAATGTAGCTGCTACTGCTAATGGAACGGATGCCTTAGGGTCTCCGGGGGGCGGTACAGCAGTTATTGCCGCGTATCAACTTCTTACAGGAGCCGCAGTACAGGGTCCTACTTCGGGCTGGGGTGTTGGTAGCTGGGGGGCCGGTAAATGGGGTTTTGGGGATGCTAGCCTAACGGCAACTAGCCCGCTAAAGTTTTGGACCCAGAATAACTTTGGGGAGAGTCTGGTGTTTGGCCCTGCGGGCGAGGCTATGTATTACTGGAATGCGAGCGCGGGACTGGGTACTTCGACCTTTACCGTGACTATCGGGGCAACCGCGGTACTGACTTTTACTACTGGCCCCCTGCTACTTAATGGTACCGCAGTCATGCTAGAGACCACTGGGGCACTGCCTACAGGTCTCCTTACCTATGTGGTGTACTACGTTATAAACTCCACAACCGTTAGCGGGGTCACTACGTGCAATCTATCCACCACGTACGGCGGCACTGCTATAACTACATCGGGAACCCAGTCGGGTACCCATATCCTTTCTAATAGGGGGATTGCGGTTACGTCTTTGGGTGGCGCTTCCAACGTTCCAATTGTTCAGAACGCGATCTTCATATCAGACACAAGCCGCTTTGTGTTTGCCCTAGGGGCTAACGAATTCGGGACTGCCACGCAAGACCCTATGGTGGTACGCTGGTCCGATCAAGAGTCTGTAACCCAGTGGACGCCATCTGCCACTAATCAGGCAGGTAGCATTCGGCTTTCTCACGGGTCCAAAATCGTAGCTTGCCTGCAAGCGCGGCAAGAGATTCTGATATGGACTGACTCCACCCTCTACGCATTCCAATATGTAGGGGCTCCGGTAGTTTGGCAGACGCAGCTTGTGGGCGATAACATTTCGCTTATGGGGCCTAACGCAGTAGCGCTGGCTTCAGGCGTGGTCTACTGGATGGGTATCGACAAGTTCTACATGTATGACGGTACGGTGCGAACCCTTGACTGCGACCTGCGAAAGTTTGTATACCAAGACATTAACCTGACCCAAAATTACCAAGTATTTGCCGGTACAAATGAGGGGTTTAACGAGGTCTGGTGGTTCTACTGCGCGGCAGATAGCACTGCGATCAGTAATTATGTTATCTACAATTACATCGAGAAGGTTTGGTACTACGGCACGATGGGGCGCACAGCCTGGCTCGACTCGGGGCTAATAAATTACCCTATTGCTGCTACCTACAGCCAGAATATCGTCAACCACGAGTTTGGGGTGGACGATGAAGAAACGGATGTAACGCGTCCAATCAATGCCTATATCTCATCCTCTGAGTTCGATATGGATGACGGGGATCACTTCATGTTTGTGTACCGTATGCTACCGGACCTCTCGTTTGCGGGGTCTACTGCAGGTACTACTGCGGAGGTAACCTTAGGGCTGTATGCCATGAAAAACTCTGGGTCGGGCACGGGGTCGCTTGTATCTCAGCCTGTTAACCAATTGACTGGGGCGGAATACACTGTAACTGAAGGGTTTACAGGGCAGATTTACACGCGCCTTCGCGGGCGGCAGATGATCTTGAAAGCCTCGTCCAACAAAATAGGTACCGCATGGCAGCTAGGTGCTATCCGTTTTGATGCCCGGCCTGATGGTCGCCGTTGACTTATGACCCTACTATTTAAGCCTAAATCCCCTGCGTTGCAGATACTGCCAGAAGAGTACTCCCAAGACTCTTTCAGAGCGCAGAATAACATGCTGCGTATCTACTTCAATCAGCTAGACGCAGCAATGTCGGAACTGCTAGGTGGCACTGGGGGTAGGTTTTTGCAACATCCGTATGGGGCGTTTCAATCTTTAGTTACCCAGACTGCCCCTGCTAACACCGCCAAAGCGCTTACTTTTGACACGCTGGATTACGCCAATGGCGTGGCGCTCGGGGACCATGTAGCTGTAATGACGGCTTCGCAAGCACTAACAACGCTTACAGTCACTGCAGTGTCGGGGGACGATATCTATCTTGGGATGACTCTAACGGGTACCGGAGTTGTAGCGGGCACCACAATTACTGCGTTTCTTACCGGCACTGGTGGTACCGGAACTTACAGGGTCAGCACGTCTGCTACGGTAGCTAGCACGACCATCACGGGAACCCTAACCTCCCGGCTTGTCGCAACCTATGGGGGTATCTACAACCTGCAGTTCAGCGTGCAAACCAAAAACATATCTTCGCAAGCCCACGATCTTGATATATGGCTTCGCCAAGACGGCCCCGGCCCCGGAGTAGATATCGCGGGTTCTCGGGGGTCTGTAACGATAGCGCCTCGGCACGGCTCCGTTGATGGGGGGAGTATCGTGGGATGGAACTATTTTGTGCGCTTAGAAGCGGGGGAGTTTGTAGAAATTTGGTGGGCGGTCGATAGCACAAATGTTACGATACCCGCCTACCCGGCAGCCACGGCTCCTGTGCGCCCCTCAACAGCCTCTGCGATAGTCACCCTATCGTATGTATCCGCAATAGTTTAAAGGTTCCGCATCATGCCTATGCCTGAAGATACCCCTACGGTGCCGCCGTTAACGGCGGGCAGTACTAAAGATCAAATTGCTGACGCCTATAGGCAGTACTTTTCCCAACTTGGAGGAGCTACAGATGCTAATCGTAGTGAAGCTAAAACCTACCTTCAAGGGCTTGGCATTGCTGATCCTGTAGCCTCTCAGGGGTATGAAACCTATTTATTGGGCCAGCGTTACGCGGACTATGTAGAGCAAAACCCTGACGTCAAGGCGTATTACCAGCAGCAAGGAAACTTTGACCCTATAGCTGCGGGCGCAAAACACTATTCCATGTACGGCTCTAATGAGAACCGTCTTGGTGGGGGCTTTCAAGACACAATTGATAGCTTAACCAAGCAGATTTTGGGTCAGGGGACCTCCTCAAAATGGGGTGGCGAGGCCTTCGGAAGCGCGGAATCCACCGCTAAAGATATGGCGCGGCTTTTGTCGCATGCAGGCCTTACAGACATTAAAGACTTTGGTGTTCGAGATAGAGTTATCCCGGAGCACGAGGTTCCTCAGGTGACGGGGGAAGGAGATGTCACCTCCAGCATTACGAGGCCCGCGCAAACAGTAAAGGAATACTACAACAAGGCAACTGGAGACCCCATATACGGACCCGACAATACCGGGGGGTACCATAAACTCGGCTACAAAGACAGTATTTGGGGCGGGACTTATGCGGGAGAGGGCTCTACTGAATATAACGTTCAATTTAAGCCTGATGGGACGCCCGTTTTTTATACGCAATACGGGGGCACTAGCAATGACCTAGCTAAACTCTTGCAAGTCCCTGTGCTCGGAACCCTACTTCAAGCAGGCGCTTCATATTTTGGCGGGCCTCTTGGGGCTGCTGCACTCAATATTGGTGCGGGTCGAGATATTGAAGATGTGTTGAAAGCCGCGGCGCTTTCATACGTTGGCGGGGAAATTGCTTCGGGCGTCTCGGGCGCTACTCCCGTAGTTGAGGCCCTCGGGAAAACCGGGGCGAATATTGCAGGCCGCGTGGCGGGCTCTATTGCGACTGGAGGCGGAGTAGAGGGGGCGCTCCAAGCACTTGTCACGGGCGGGATTTCGGCGGCAATGCCTGAGATTACTAACCTAATTCCGGGGTTTAAGGACCTCCCCGATTTTGCGAAAAAAGCGGCTACCTCAGTAATAGCGAATACCTTAGTAGGGAAGCCGTTAGACCAGTCCATAATAAACGCGGCGCTTACCGCGGGTACCGATGCTGTCCAAAACGTTCTGCGCGACGCCGCTCGAGACGCCCGTGCAAATACCTCTGCAACCCAGTTTGTGTTTAACCCTCGTGCAGACAGCGATCAAGCTACCAGAGACTTGGGTCTGACCCCTGCAGATACCTCTAGTTACGGCACGACTACAACCCCGTTTGTGTTTAACGCCGCGAAAGATAGCCAGCAGGCTAACGAGGACTTGGCCCCGTTTGTGTTTAACGCCGCGAAAGATAGCCAGCAGGCTAACGAGGACTTGGGGTTGACCGCTACAACAACGCCCACACCGACGCCAAAAACAACGCCCACACCGACACCGACACCGACGCCTAAAACAACGCCCAAAACAACGCCCAAAACAACGCCCACACCGACGCCTAAACCGACGCCTATGCCCCAAGTGCAGGCGCAGACCGCTGCAGCCTTAGGGTTCCCGCTACTCGCCAATATGTTCTATTACGGCAAAGAGTTTGGGTCCAAGAAGCAGAAATTGGGGGAGCGTGGCGACCTAGCCGATGAGGACTACCGGGAGCTAAGCGTTACCGCTGCAGGAGCGGAGCCGTGGCAGTTTGCTGAGCAGCTTGCAGATACCCCTAAACCCGACGAAAATAGTGCGGACGAACTGATACAGAAACTTACGGCAGGGGACTCATCTGCCACTACGCTCGATGAGCTAATGAATATTATTGGGAGAGCTTGATATGGGCGATAACGATGCGGCTAATGAATCGTTTTGGAATACGTTCTTTGGTGGGGGTGGGGGTGGGGGCGGAGGCGAACCCGATAACGATGCTCCTAATGAATCGTTTTGGAAGACTCTCATTGGTGGAGGTGTAACCGATAACGAGGCGGCTAATGAAGCGTATTGGAAGGAGTTCTTTGGCACGAGCGATGGCGGGACCGACGCCGACGCCAACGAGGCGGCTAATGAAGCGTATTGGAAGAAGTTCTATGCAACCGATGTAGAGAAGTACAAAACCCCTGAATGGTCCAAAATCCTTAAGGCCTTTGGGCTAACCCCAACTAGTGCCGCAGTGCTTGGCGGCGCGGGATTAGGCTCGCTTTTTGGCGGTTCTGGCGGTTCTGGCGGTTCGTCGGGGGATACCGGCTACAAAGGGGGGATTCCTTCTCTTGCTGCTAGTCGAACCATGCTGCCTATTCCGCATACAGTGACTACAGACGCAGGGGGCGAAGCGTATTTACGGGCGAACCCGGATGTGGCTGCCGCATACAAAGCTGACTCACAGGGATTAAGCCCTAAAGATTACGCAGCGACGCATTACGCTAAGTTTGGGCAGGGAGAAGGACGTACGTTGGCTACGGCACCTCGCAGGGCTGGGTCCGGTGGAGTTACATACTTCAGCCCCATGCAGTACAAGCCTGTGGCCTCTAATCCCGGGCTAACCCCCACTCCGTTTACCCCGCCTCCCATTATCCCCGCTGGCGGCACAACTCCGACCCCTGTAACTCCTGCGGTAACTCCTGCGGTAACTCCTGCGGTAACTCCTGCGGTAACTCCTGCGGTAACCCCAAACCAGTATGCCTTCTTAGGTGCGGAGCAGGTAGCGAGGGTTGTAGCTGAAGCCAACAGGCTGGCTGCTGCGCAGGGTATCTCCCCAGAGCGGGCGTTGTATAACTATGCACAACAGCAAGGTATCCCCAATGCGGGAGTTGACTCGATGATGGGGTTCGAACCGGGCGCTACCGATAAATGGCTAGGGGGGCAGCCTTCCTTACAAGCGAACGCTGCACAAGGTATAGCAAGTTTACCTATAACGCCAACGCCAACGCCAACGCCAACGCCAACGCCAACTCCAGCGAAAACCTACGCTTATTTGGGCGATCAGCAAAAAATGGCGGTGATTGCGGAGGCTGAACGATTGTCTGAAGCCCAAGGCATCACCCCCATGCAGGCAATTTACAACTACGCGCAAACCAACGGCATCTCCAATGCTGGTATTGACACCCTGCTGGGGTATACGCCGGGCTCGACTACTAAATGGCTGGCAGGGCAGAATATCCCTGCTCCGATAACGCCAACGCCAACGCCAACGCCAACGCCAACGCCAACGCCAACGCCAACGCCAACGCCAACGCCAACGCCAACGCCAACGCCAAACCCGTATGCCTTCTTAGGCAAAGATCAGGTAGCGACGGTTGTAGCTGAAGCCAACAAGCGAGCGGCTGCGCAGGGTATCTCCCCCGAAATGGCGTTGTACCGATACGCACAACAGCAGGGTATCCCCAATGCGGGAGTTGACTCGATGATGGGCTTCGCCCCGGGCGCAACTACTAGCTGGCTAGCTACGCAACCCGCCCCTCAAGGTCACTCGTACACGGGCGCTACCCCCGTAAAACTCGCACGAGGGGGTATTGCGTCTCTGGCTAAAGGCAGACTGCTTAATGGCTCCGGAGATGGCGTTTCGGACTCTATACCGGCCTCTATTGACGGGCACCAACCCGCGGCACTTGCCGATGGGGAGTACGTTATTCCGGCTCGGCTGGTTTCTGAATTAGGCAATGGGTCTACTAAAGCAGGCGCAAAAAGACTCGATATTATGATGCAGCGTATACAGCAGGCTAGAGGAAAAAGTATGGGTAAGAATAAAGTAGCCGTAGACTCTGCAGCTTATAAACACCTCCCCGCATAAGGACTCAACATGGCAACCGCACCTACTACACCCGGAAGCAGCTCTTCCACCCTTTCTACTTGGGCAGGGCCATATGTAACGGATATGTTAGGTCAGGCTCAAGCCATTGCGGCTACGCCTTACCAGACCTACCAAGGCCCCATGACGGCAGGAGAGTCGGGGCTGCAGTCCAAAGTATTTCAAGGGCTTGGCAATTTGACATTCCCCCAGAATATGGGGGGCACCTTTGCGCAACAGGGTGGGTCTTTCTTCCCCAAAGACGGGGCTGGCGGGGCGCAGCAGTACAACTTCTTAGGCAAAGATCAGGTAGCAAAGGTTACGGCTGAAGCTACAAGGCAGGCGGCTGCGCAGGGTATTTCCCCCGAAATGGCGTTATACCAATACGCAAAAACGAACAACATCTCCAACACGGGAGTGGATACGTTAATGGGCTTCGACCCGGGGTCTACCGATAAATGGGTAGGGGGGCAGCCTTCCCTACAATCGGGTCTTCCTCAGGGGGCCGGTACGGGCCAACCCTCAAGCGTAGCGCAGTCCTACATGAACCCGTATCTGCAGTCTGTGCTGCAGCCGCAGATGGAAGAGCTTCGTCGCCAATCTCAAATCACCCAAATGGGTAACGCTGCCAAGATGACGGGCGCTGGGGCTTTTGGAGGCGCTCGCCAAGGTATTATGGACGCCGAAACCCAGCGGAACCTCATGCAAGAGATGAATAAGACCGTGGGCCAAGGTTACGCAACTGCTTTTGATAAAGGCACCAACCAGTTCAACATCGAGCAGGGTCAAGGTATGGGGATTGCAAACCTGCTAGCCCAACAGGGTGCGGCGCAGCGCGGAATCGAGCAAGAAGGTGTAACTGCTGACTACAATGAATTCCTTACGCAGCGGGACTATCCTATGAAACAAACTCAGTATCTGAACTCAATGATTCAGGGGCTGCCAGTATCTACTACAACTAGCTCCGCAGCGCCCATGACTAAATTAGGAGACCTTAACGCCACAGTGGGCGGCCTAGGCTCCTTGTTCGAGAAGATTAAAAAACTCATCCCTACGGATTAACCCATGAACCAAATGCAATCTCAACCTATGCCTATGGGCCAGCCGCAAGGGGGTCCTCAGGGTTTTAGCGCCCCCGCTGCCGGGATCAACCTGTTCAAAGTGCAAGAGCAGTTGAAGGACATGCCGCAGCAGCAGATCATGGCGTATGCCAACGGGTCCAATCCGGACATGGTGCCTCCGTATATCGCCCTAGGCGAGATGGAACGTCGCACGCGCATGGTTAAGAATGCGCAGACCGGCCAGCCCCCACAAGGTACTGTCAAAGACAATCTGGAGAACCAGATTAAGCAGACTGCGGGTATCGCATCCCTCGGTAATATGCGTCAGCAGCAGATGGGGCAGGCCCAAGCACAGCAAGCTATGAGTACCCCCGGTGCCGTACCGGGCGGAGTGCCCCAACCCCAGCCCCAAGGGGAGCCCCCTGTAAGGATGGCCCAAGGCGGATTGGCTTCGGTGCCTATTAGCTCCCGCATGACCAGCTATAAAGATGGCGGTATCGTTGGGTACGCGGAGGGTGGGGATGTAGAGGACGAAGAGGATGAAGAGGACGATGAAGAAGAGAGTGGAGGGGCCCCTAGTCCTGTAATGCTTGCTAGCGCCCAACTTCCGGGGGCGGGTATGGGGAACCCAATGGGGGACTATGCGGCTGCTAGAGACGCAATTACCGCGCAGATAGGCAAAAGAGGTCCCGCACCTAAATCCCGCGAAGAAATAATAGCTGCGTTAACCAAATCAAATCCTGAACAAGCCGCCATGCTGCAGCGGAATGTTGAGGGTGAATACCTTAAACGTTTGGAAGAATTGCAAGGCAGACAAGGGGAAAACGATACCCAGGCTCGAGAAGACCTGCAATCTCGTAGGCGTATGGACTTGTGGCAGTCCCTTATTGCCGGTGGCGAAGGCTCTCGTGGTCGGGGTATTGGCGGACTCATGGCGGGTATGGGGCAGTCGCTTGGGCGCTCGTACGCAGAAAGGGCAGCAGAGGAAGCTGCACTGCGTGACTTACCCCTTAAACGCCAAGAGATTATGGCTAAGGCGCAGTATGAGATGCAAGGACTGCAACGCGCTCGCGCGGAGGGGGATATTAAAGCCGCCACCATGCACCAGCAAAATTTGGCTAAGCTAGAAAATGAAGCGAAGAAGGCTGAGTTGGGCGCATTGGGCCGGTCTGCCGGCGCAGCAGGTAATGTAGCCGGTCGATATGTGTCCGGGGAAGCAACTAAAGAAGCGGCTCGAACTTATGCCGCACAACGCCTTAAGTCTTCAGAAATTGCTGCGAAATCCAAAGAGGTGCGTGCGGGTTTACGTGGTAGTGGAAAAACTCCTCCAACGCCCATAGACATAGAGATGCTGCTAGCCGAATACAAGGAACTTGTAAAAGCAAATGCCGAATCTCCTAAGCTAAGCGAACCTGAGGGCTTACGTGCAGAGCGAGCCGCCCGCATTACAGAGATTAGGCAGCAGCTAGAAGCCTTTGGTACGACTGGAGTACGCCAAGCCAATAAAATACCCGCTACTCCCACTACCCCCGGCGCAGGCTTTAAAGTATTAGGTAGTCGCCCCGCACCCCAATAGGATTCACCCATGCACATCTATAGCGTACAAGGCCCCGATAATCGTATTTATGACATAGAAGGCCCAGAGGGCGCGTCAGATGAGCAAGTTATTGGGGCATTGCAAAGTCATCTAGCAGCTACGCCCACAACGGCCCCCGTCGAAGCAGCGCCAACCTCGCTATCTGACGTAGCCCTTACGGGATTACAAAGCTTAGTGGGGTCGGGCAAATCAATGCTGCAAGGCTTTGGTGCAGAGGTTGCTCCTGCCGAATCGTTAGACGAACTGCAGAAGTGGCTGGGGTCGAAGATGACCCCGGAGCGCCAAGCGGAGCTTAAACGCCAATCGGAAGCGACCAAAGCCGCGGCCAAGTCGGGCAGCATAGGGCAGGAGATAGCTACTGCGGGTAAGAATATTGCAGCGGCGCCGATACTCACGGCTACGCAAGGTATTGGTTCGTCCGCGCTTCCTGTTGTATTGGGTCTGGGGGCTACGGCTCTTGGGGCGTCCTTAGGTGCTCCGGTGGCGCTGGCTGCTGCAGTGGGTATTGGCGCTAAGTATGCGCTGGGTGCGCTGCAAGGTGCTGGTGAAGTTAAGGGTAACATCTACGAGGAAGTTCAAAAAGAACTCGTAGCTAAAGGCGTACCCAAAGAAGCTGCTAAACAGCAAGCTCTAGCGTCCCAAGAATACTTGGGCAAAAACTGGGGTGGTATTTTGGCTGCGGGGGGTATAGGTGCCGTTGCCGGAGGTACGGGCCTCGAGAAAAACCTAACGGGCTTGTTCGGCAAGAAGACTGCCGAAGAAATTGCCAAAGATACTGCGCGTAAGGCTGCTGCAGGTTATGGGACTCGCGTTGGGGCCGCTGCCCTTAAAGAAGCAGTACCGGAGGCCATCCAAAGCGGGCAAGCCCGGGGCGCTACCAACATCGCCTTGACTGAAGCGGGGGTACCTACACCCACAATGCAAGGTATTGCAGGAGAAGCAACTACCGGAGCCCTCTCGGGAGCTTTGGCTGCGGGGCCTGTTAGTGCTTATACCGAACGCGGAGGCCCTGCGGGTCCTGCAGCGCCGACTAAACCCACTGCGGGGCGTGCACCCACTGCCCCTAGATATTCTGCTGCGTCGGCCCCTGCTCCTGTGGCCCCTGAAGCGGCGGTACTACCTGAAGCGGCGGTACTACCTGAAGTGGTAGCCCCTGAAGCGGAAGTGGCTCCTGAAGCGGAAGTGGCTCCTGAAGCGGCGGTAATACCTGAAGCGGCGGTAATACCTGAAGCGGTTGCTACTTTTGCCTCCGTGCTAGATACTGATGCGGTTTACAACGGCTGGAGCAATGTTCGAGATGGGTCTGACCGGGCAATAATGCGCAAACAAATGGACTATGTGGCTAAAACCTATGGCCCAAACATCACTCCAGAAAACAAGGAATCCCTCAAACAAGACTTGTCAAAACAGTTCAAGTGGTTTCGTGCCGCCCCCCCCGCACAAAAAGATGCGGCTTTAGATACCCTGCTAACGCAAACTCCTGAAGCGGAAGTAGCCCCTGAAGCGGAAGTAGCCCCTGAAGCGGAAGTAGCCCCTGAAGCGGAAGTAGCCCCTGAAGCGGCGGTTGCTCCTGAAGTGGTAACTCCTGAAGCGGCGGTTGCTCCTGAAGCGGCGGTTGCTCCCCCAATTCCCGAGCCGATCCTGCGCCCTGCGCCTACGGTCTACACCCCCGAGACTGCCCCTGCGGTTCTAGGCCCGGATACGTTCAAGGCGTTAGGTATCGGCCCCACTGCAGTTATTCGTAAGGCTCCCATTGTGGGGTTGGATATCACTGATCCTGCTAGTGCTGCGCAGATCAAACGTGACTTGGAGATGTACCGGGAAGGTCGAAGCGAAGGAATTCAGGCTAAGATTGACCGCTATCTAGCCCGTCCTGAATTCAAAGCTGTACCTTCGGAGCCCGTCAATGTACAACCCCCTCTCCCTGCGTCACCTCCAACTGTCCAAGCCACTGAGCCCGGAGGAAGTCAGCCTAGCGTGGAAGTACCTGTTCAACCTGTCGAACCTGCCCGACCAGCATCCGTTCAGCCCGCCGCAGCCGCGGCCCCCGCGAAGCCTGCGGAAACTGTCGGACTCGGACTGGCACCTGCTGGACCTCCTACTAGCACAGGAACTGAGGCTAAAGGAACAACTCCCGCTGCACTGACTAAGGACACGGCTATTGCAGGATTACAAGCCCGGATCGACAACGCCGGTACGAAACCTGCGGCCCGCAAGGAAGCTGCCGATACGATTGCGCTGCTGAACGATCCTACGGAGAACGAGACCCAAGAAGATAAAGCCGGTAACTTACGGTTAGCAGCCAAAGTATTAGGGCGCACTGCAGTCGAAACTCCGACTAAAACTGCAGAACCTGCGACAAAACCAAAAGCTCCTGAAGGTGGAATGTTTGGCGCTTTGGTTAAACCCGGAACACCCGATATTGCTCAAGAGGAAGCTCCTACAAAAGCTCCCAAGAAAGCCCCTAAGCAGGCCCGGGCTGTTGACTTTACTACTGAGGAAGCCAAGGCAGAGGCTAAGGCCGAAGCTGCTGCGGTAAAAGCCGCACGTATTAGAGCCGATCAGGTTAAACGACAAGCGGCAGCACTAGCTAAGAAGTCAAAGAAACAGCAGGGGAAGATACTGTTCGGAGCGCCAAAAGCTCCTCCCGCTAAACCCCAAGCTGCGCAAGACGCGGCAGATACGCTGGCTGCAATGGGCCGCACGTTGCCTGCCGAAGATACCCGTAGCTTGCCGGAGCGCGTCAAAGACGCCGTGGCGGACTTTATGCCAAAGCGTAAGGGAACGGAAAGCTGGACTACTACGTTTGTCAATATGGCGTCGGACGCCCTTGACGCTAGTGAGCCGCTGATGCGGGCAGTTCGTGAGGAAGCCCGAGCTACCATGCCTGAAGGCGAAGCTACAGACCTGCTGATGCAGTTGAGCCAGTCTCAAGCATCCCATGCAAGCTCCTTGGCGGACTCCGCACTGCAGACAGGGGGACTTAAATACAACCCTGAAACGTACAAATTTCAAACTACAAAGTCTGAGGCCAATACAAACGCTATAAATGCTGAGTATGGCGCGATGATGCGGGAGTACGGGCTCACGTTGCCAGAAGCCCGGTACTACGCAAGCACTGCACTCGAGTCTAAGCGTATGGATGCCTTGTATAAGGTACGCGACAAAATGCTGGCGGATGCCGCTACGCTAACAGCTACGGGTAAGAAAGATGGAGCCAAGAAACTCCGGGATAAAGCAGAGGCGCTTGTGTTCCACATGGAGCCTGACCAAGTTAAAGAGGGCTTGAAGCTATTCCAGACAATGCCAGAGATTCAAAAGATTGATGACATTAAGCAGGAGATGCGTAGCTGGATTCGGGATCTCTTGCAGAAGACGGGGGTCTGGTCCGAGGAGCACGGGCAGTGGATGCTGGACAACGCGGAATGGGTCCCCTTCAACCGTGAGTTTACGGATAAAGAAACCATTGCGTCGGGCTTTAACAAGTACGTAAAAGGCTTACAGGTAAAAGCTAAAGAGCAGGCCTTCAAAGGTTCCATGCGGGAAGTGCATGACGTGGTGGACAACTTCAGTAATTGGGCTGCGTACAGTGTGCGTAGCGCAATCGCTAACCAGAAAGCGCAGGAGCTTGCACAAGCATCCCTAGAGTTCCTGCCTGATACGGAAGTCCGCCGTGTAGATACACCTGCAAAGGGTGCCTCAGATCGGACCATCTCGTATCTGGAGAACGGTACTACCAAGTATTTAGAGTTTGAGAGCGCGGCCAAAGCAGGGGTCTTCCGGGGCATGGAGTCTTTTGGGCGCTCCACCCTGCCGTTTATTGGCGGTATGTTGGACTGGACGAACAATGTGTTCCGGGCTTCCATCACAAACTTTCCCCTGTTCCCGCTGTACCAGCTTCCGATGGATGCCATTAGCGCGGTGTTTATATCCGGGCTGAAACCAAAGTACGCCTTCAAAATACCGCTAACTGCAGTCGCAGAAGCAGTACGTACTATGACGGGCGCAAGCCAAGCACGGGAGACGCTGAAAGAATACGGGGCGGTAGGCGTGAGCGACTACAACGCTATGCTTAATCGTACTAATGCGGAGGCTAATGCAGGGTTACAGAAGTTGTCTACATGGGCCAAGTATCAGAACCTCATGCAGAACATCAATATGGGGGCTGATAATGCCGTGCGTCAGGCGGTATACCTTGCTGCTAGGGATGCGGGGCTTACCGAAGCTGAAGCAGTTGAAAAAGCCTTTGAGATTATTAACTTCCGCACGCGGTTAGGTAGCGCAGGGCTAACGCAAGTAGCGCGGAACATTGTGTTCTTCAACTCCTTTTTAGCGGCATCTCGGGCGGCATTGAAAGTAGTTAGCGGAGAGGGTATCTCCCCTGCCGATAGAGCCCAAGCTAAAAAATCACTGCTTAGTAATATGGCATGGCTAGCGGGAATATCGTTCCTAATGGCTGCGGCTAACGTAGGCGATGAAGATTACGAAAAAATGTCCCGTGTTGAGCAAGCTTCCAAGCTGACACTTCCCGGTATGCACGGGTGGGGCATCCCCATGCGGCCCGATATCTTTACGCTGCCTAAGTTCTTTGCGGAAACATTGTTTCGCCAGTTTGCTAGCAAATATTCAGACGACCCCGCAAAACTTAAGGCGACCGTTAAGGACGTAGTTCTTAGCGCACTAATCTCTGGCCCCCTGCCGGCTCCGCAAGCCCTTAAAGTTGGGGTTGAACTTGCTACAAACTACAGTTTCTTTACCCAACGTCCTATTGTCGGACTGGGTTTGGAGAAACAAGAAAGCTACCTGCAGTCTTCTGCATCTACTAGTGAGGCTTCCAAGTTTATCGGGGAGACCTCTAAGCGGTTACTAGAGTCCGCAGGTATTGAGTCGCAAGGTATCTCCCCAATCAAGCTTGACTACTTCTTACGCGGAATGCTGGGTATGTACGGCGGGGCCGTAATGTTAATGTCCAATAGCCTTGTAGGTAACAAGCCTTCGGAGTCTTTGCCAGATACGTTAGCCTCAGTACCCGGTATGAGCCGGATCGCGGTTAAAGAGTTTGACTCGCAGATCAAAAACGACTTTTACGATCTGGCTAAACGAGTAGATACTGCGGTTACTACCCTGCGTAGACTGGAGAGCACCGGTAAAATTCCGGAAGCCCGTGCGTACCAAGAGAAGAACCTCAAACTCTTAAAATATCAAGCGTCCGTAAGCGACATACAAGATGAACTTGGTAAAATTAGAGCCGCGATATCTCAAATTAGCGCATTGCCGGATGATAAAAAAGGCGGGCGTGAGAAAGAAATCCGTAGGCTGCGGATAGTGGAGCGTCAGTTTCTTCAGCGATATGAATCGCTTATCAAAGAGATGCGGACCAAAGCCTTAGGCTAGTCGCCAGATACGCACACCGTAGTAGCCAAACTCTACGCGGTTGTGCGCTTTCAAGAGGATTCGGAAGTGGCGTTCCGCAGGCTTCAGCAACTTGCGGACTTCACTCGCGGTTGCGGTAGTCTTAAGGAATACTGAATACCCGGGAAGTAATCCCTCCCACGGTATGTAGTACGGTACTCCGTAGACATGGATGAACCGAACCGAGTCAGGGATTAGATAGGGCCGCGCCATTGTCTACTGCAAAAGTCGTATCGGTTAAGCCCACTGCTATACCGTCAATGCAATAGCAGCGAATACCCATAGCGTCGAAACTTCCGATAGCCCCCGCCCCGATCCGCTTTGTCATTGCAGCCCCGCCATTCTTGAGCACCTTGCGCTCCGCAAGCTCTTTGATAGCCTGCTGGAAGTCAACCTGCCGGGACACAAAATAGTCCTTAAGCGCCGCCGCAGGTATCCACAACTCACGAGTATCCGGCTCATACCGAATACGCAGTGGGCCGCGTGGGGATTGCGTAGGGGCGCTTAGGTTGCCCAAGGTACGAGCGCCGTTGATGACCAGTGCATTGTTCAGGTTCTCGTTAACGTAAGTAGTCAGCGTTTCCTGTGCAGCCAAGGTGTTGTCTGCTGCGGGTGCAATGATGTCGGCCCGGATGTCGGTAATAACGTGCAACGCATAGGTGTATACCCGAGAGATACTGATAGCACACAAGCCTAGCTTCACCGCAATGCTGAGCCCCGTAAAGGCGCAGGCCAACACGATAGAGTAGAACCGATCCGCTTGCGTAAGGCTCAAGTCATTGTCTATGCGGGACTGAATCTTCTTAAGCTGCGCAATAACCTTTTCCCGGTTCTGCATAACGTATTGGATGAATACAGGACCCGCAACCCCGTAGTTATCTGCCAACGCTCCAAAGATAAGGTCTGACTCCTGTTTGCTGATATCGGCAGGGCGGTTAACCCGAAGCTCAATAAGCCTACGCAGTTCGCCGTCAGAGGTATTCTTGAGGCGGGTCAACTTGTCGTACAGCGACGAGTTACTGGACATAATCACGAAGGTCATCCATGATGTGTTGTTTACGCGCAACTTGTTTGTCTGCGACTCCATACGATTCTTGCCCCGCCCCTGCGGGATATCGTAGATCAACTCGGACAGTTCCTCGTCCCCGTAGTTGGTAACCTCATCCATAGTCGCAGCCATGCTGTTCAGCGTACCAAGCCATTGCATCTTGGATACACCCGTGTCAGTCTTCTTCATCAACAATTCGCTGGGGTGCCCGAATATGGAATTGATGACCATCTGCGCGGTAGTCTTGCCGGTACCTGACTTATTGGACATCAAGTTAATGGCCGCACCTCGCACCTCCATACCGCCAATGAGCCGCAGGAGTGGAGCCCCAAACCCAAAGGCAAGGGAGAGTGCATGGGCTTCCATGCCCGGACGGTCGTAGAAGTTGGCAATCGTAGACCACTTAGCCAGCGTACCCTTTGCCATTAACTTGGGGGCCATTGCTTTAGTCGCGCTAGCTGCGGGGGCAAGACGTATCCCGTGCGCTGTGTACTCCAACTCACCAACAACGAAGCCACTGTCGTCCGGGGTCCATCCCATCTGGTTGCGGGTGCGGTCAGATGCAAACGACTTCTGCAAATTGCGAATCGACGCTGCGAGATAGGCCATGATGTTATCCAGTTCTTTGTTGATCGCTACTACCCCGTGCTTGAGTAGCAGGTCACGCATTTTTTCTTTGGTTAGTAAGTGGGCTACGGGGGCAATGAAACGGCGAATACCATCGTGCGGGGTATGCAGGTTCACACCTACAAGCTCCCCCTCGCCATCTCCTTGCTCTGAGGAGTCGTAAAACCGTGAGGATAGATATAGGTCGTACTTGTAGATTTCTACTTCTATCGGGTCGCCTGATTCCTTGTCTTTGCTCTTGAGGTAGACCCCACCATGTAAACCCCGAAAGTACGGGAATGGGTATGCTGGGATTTCGACTTGGACTTTTGTATCGGCCCCTATCTCTGCGTTGTCTGGGTTCAACTGCTGCTCAACGATGTACACATCATTGATGGCTTCTGCGGCTTCTACCTTGCGGCCCAAGGCAATAGGGCTTGTGATGCGTTGCGTACACCCTGCGCACCCTGCGCTGTAGTTAGAGCGGTACCACTCACAAGTCATAGGCCCCTGCGTGCCCTCGGCTTTCTGCAACGTGCCTTCCGCGGTGTACCCGGGGTGCCCGCGAGACAAGGTATGGATAGAAGTCTCAGCGTCTGTACAGCGCCATGCGATAGACAGTGCGGCCCTCCACAAAGGCTCTTCCAAGGTAGCGCTGTTCTGCACCGCGTTGGATATCTGAGCGCAGCCTGTGCCCCGCAAGCTGCGGCGTACGATCCGGGAGAATTCTGACGCAGGGTAATCGCCCCCTGCAAGAGCGCGGGTCATGGCATCGACGCCCTCACCCTTAGCAGCGGACCAATCAATCTCTTCCACTATCGGGGGCATCACGGCTTTGAGCGTAGCCAGATCGCTGACTACTCCCTCTACCATGAGCAAGACTGGCACTGCCGGGGTAACCTTGTGGTTAGCTGTATCCACCATGCGCAGAACCCGGGCAGGGTCCGCGGTCACGCTCAGGTCAATCGCCAGCTTGTGCTCTACACAAAGTTGTTTGAAAGCGCGGGCTAAGGGTTTCCACGTAGCCGTAGTAAGGACTTCATGGAACGGCCAGTAAACATGCAGTCCACGGCCTGAGTTAACTATATAGGGAGTAGGTAGCCCTGTGGTAGCAATGAACGCCCGAAGTGCGGCAGCGCCTTCAGCCTGATCTTCGTAGGGCTTACCCTCGCCACAGTCTATATCTACAAAAAGGCAGCGTAGCGCCTTCGCGTTTGCTGCCTTGCGGCCCTCTGCGGCATCGGTGTATGCAGCCAGAGCAAAGAATACGTTGGTGTCCTGTGCGTGTAGCACATTGCCCCGGTCAACGAGGTCTTGGATGGTTGGGTGGAAACTAGGGACTACGGTCCCGTTTTTAATGCTTAAAGCACAGTACAAGCCTTCAGGAGGCAATACAGCATGATAGAAGGAAATATTCACACATCCTCACGGTCGGGATAAATTGGGTAAAAGGTGGGGCAGCGGCCCGTGTTCCGCTTTGTCGAGAAGGGATCAGCTTCTCCTAGCCCCGGGACGGGATTATGCCTGTGCTTTAGGCGGACCCGTCATAAAACTATTTATTTTCTCAATGAGCTCTCCCCGGGGCCGAAAGGTTCCTGTGAACCATGAGTACACAGTCTGCCTAGTTACCCCTAGGGTACGCGCCACCGCGGCAACAGGAATCTCATGATGCAGGCAGTAGTCGGCAAGCTGAACCCCCAAGAGGGCGGGGTCCGCCGCTTGAATCGCTTTCACAAGCGAATACGAATAACCCCGGGCATCACTCATCGTCAGAGCCCCACTCGTCCAACATAGCGCTCACATCCTTGGCAGGAGCCGCAACTACTTCCGGCTTCTTGGAAACCTTCTTAGGGGCGGCAGGCTCTGCTGCGGGTGCTTCAGCGGGCTTGTTGAAAGCTGCGGGGAGTGCGGCCAGTGCCGGGGTCTCCTTGATAACCATCTTGCTCTCGATAGCCTGCGCCGCGTCATCTGAAGCTCCTTGGGCGCGTGCAACTGTGAGTTCTTCCCGCGTCAACGGACGGATAGCGCGAAACTTCAGGACCGGAACTGCTTCAGAGGTATCAAAACGGGCTTCCGTAACCACGCCCGACATAGGAACACCGTGGCCTGACAGGAACTTGGCATATGCCTGCAGGGGCATCTTGTCGCCTTCAGCGCGGCCAAACAAAGACTTGGCGGGGAGTTGCAAGCGATAGACGTTACCGCTCAAGTCACCCTCAAGGGCCACTGCAAAACGCTGGCTAAAGCGGCACGCACGAGATTCGCCTTGTCCAGAACCTGCGATGTTCTGTTTGCAGGTAGCGCAGGAAGAACCTTGCGGGGCCTTAACCGTGGCGTCTGGCATTTTGCCGTCAGCAGAGAAACAGGTAGGACTGGTACCTGCGCCTTCTTCATAAACACCTTCGTAGTACGTACGGGCCACAGCGGGGGCTGCGTTGACCACTACCAGATTCATGGCGCGGTCTTCGTTCTTGGCAACCTCTTCGCCGCCGACAATCATGCGCCACACACCGCCTTTGATGGAGATGGTCTTGCCTGTTGAGCCACCGGCAAGACGCTTGGTGAATTCATCGGGGTCAGCGCGAAGGTAGTCAGGAAGGGAAGCGCCGGATTTGAATAATGTGAGTTCAGACATGGTATGTAACTAATATTAGTTGAGTTGGATTGACACGGGTAACACAGGAATGCACGGGTAGATTTATTTGGTTGCTCTCCTTACGGTAACAGAATATTTGGCATCGACGTTGAGCCCTTCAGGCATCAAGCCGGGGTTATCTTGCAGGAACTGCTTCATGTTGGTCTGAGCGACACGACGCTCCAAGAGGTCTACGGCATCGTGCGCACGAATGAAGGCGTGCATAGCACTCCAGTCGCTAGTCCAGTAGCGGGTCTTCACCGTGCGGGTAAAGGAGCCGTGGGCAGTCTTGCCGCCATCTTGGCCGGTAGTCTTGCAGATGGTAAGAAGCTCAGCTTCTATAGCGTCCATCTGGGTCTCTAGGCCCGCTAAACGAGCCTCATGCTCCGCTACCATAGCGGCCTTGGCATCACGCATCTTGATATACACACGCACTAACTTATCGGCATCGTACTTAGTTTCGTCGGTCATTTTGTTTCCTTGTTGGGAGTCTTTATTATACATAGTCTAGTCTGAATGTCAAGCAATCTCTTGTTTGTATGTACTTTGGCCTGTGTCGTAAGCGTTCGCTCAATACCCCACCCTGCACGAAGGCGCTCAGATACGCAGGCCCCAGAAAGCCCAACTTCGCGCCCCCATGCAGATAGTGATTGGGTTCGCCCTTGAAACGTAATGTGCTTTTCATCCGCCCCAATAGGGGTCTCTATTGCTTGGGCGATATCCCACCCATGCTCAAGACGATGCTTAAGCCGTTTATAAGGGACCTTATGGACTGCTGCCAAGGACTGCAACGTAGTCTGAATACCGTTGTACGTAAACAAGCGGGTTGTACTTCGGTTGTTACTTTGCGTGCTTGGTTTTGCCCATCGACAATTGGACGCACAATACTGCCCGTCGTTGTCTATTCGATCTAGTGAGTGTTGCGGGCTTGGTTTTGGTCCCATATCTGCGTAGAACACTTCAAAATTGGTAACCCAAGAAGGGCAAATCTGAATCCCGCGCCCGCCGTACCTAGGATATTTAGGGTTGTTTGGGTTTAGACATCGCCCTTTCATACCCGCCCAAGTTGTGTATTCTGGGGTTCTACGTAGCCCGTGCGTTCGTGGCATCACCTACCTCCTGCTTGTATAAATCTACCAATAATTGATGCGAGTCAACCTTACCGTCTAACATAGCGTACACCCGACGCTCCACGGGGCTGCCCTGCAGCCGAACTACCGTTACTTTATTGACCTGCCCTGCCCTGTGCGCCCGGGCGTTACCCTGCAGGTACAACTCAGCAGACGGAACGGGACTCCACCACACAACGGTATCGGCTTTCGTTAACGTTAATCCATGTCCAGCAGCCGCAGGCTGAGCCAGTATAACGCGAGGCGCGGTTTCGGTTTGAAAACTTTTCACGACTACTGATCTCTGGTTTGCGGGTACCCCCCCGTGAATAACTCCTGTGGTTATCCCCGCCTTGGCAAGGGCTTGCTCCAGCATTTCTAGGGCATGGCGAAATGGTACGAACACAATGACCTTGTGGGTTGTTTGTTCAATCACATCCAGTAGCTCATTCACCCGGTTGCTCACATCAAACTCAATGACTTCCCTATCGGTGGCGTAAACACATCCGGCGCTAATTTGCAATAATTTATTTAACAGCCCCGCTGCATTGACCGCGGTAATCTCTGACCCCGCCGCTACAGCCACCATAGACTTGCGAACCTCCTCGTAGTACTTCATTTGCTGTACGGTTAGCGGTATGTCCCGAGTGGTGTACAGCAAGTCGGGAAGGTCTAAGCACTCAGCCTTGGTGAAGCGTATCGCGGGCTGCAGGACTTTGAACACGGTATCCTGTGCAGTAACTTTAGGAGCCCATTTGAAGTTGGTGATCTTGTACATAACCAAGTCGCGGAACGCCCCAAAGAACTTTGGCACCGCGCTAGGGTTGACTAGCTTAGCCAGCCCATAGGCATCCGTAGGCGACTGCGAAGCGGGGGTGCCGGTCATAAGCCAGAGCCGGGTCGTGGGCTTAAGCAGGCTGTGCAAAGCCTTCCAGCGGTCTGTAGTGGTGGTTTTTACCGCAGTAGCCTCGTCTACGATGACCAGATCAAAGCCCCCTGCGGCAAGCTCTTCGCGTACTACCTTCACCCCATCAAAGTTGATGATGACAAACTCGTAGTCTCCGCTAATCAGTTGCTGACGCTTGGCTTTACTACCCGTAGCAATTGCCACGGTTCTGTGCATAAGCGTGCGGAACAAGTCAGCCCTCCATGCGGTATCCATGATGGACACGGGACAGACGATAAGCACACGCTTGATCTCGCCTTGCAGCATGAGGTAGTCCGCAGCCCATGCCGCTGCGCTGGTCTTTCCCGTGCCTGCTTCCGAGAGCACAAGGCACCGTGGGTGGGTGGCAAGGAACGCTGCGGTAGTACGTTGATGGTCGAATGGGGTATACACCCCGGGCCACTTGTACCTGCCCGTTATGGGGTGCGGTACGTTTTTGATCTGCAGGTTACGCAGAAGCTTTGCCTCTATGTGCCCCCAGTTAACGAGGATTTTGGCTTGGTCGCCGTTGCGGGCGAGCACCTTGCTTTTCGGAATCAAGGCAGTGATCTGGTCTGCCTTGCGGGTCACAAACTGCAGTGCCCGGTTATCTATTATTTGCACGGGAGAATCCTTTCACGGACGAAAAAAGCACGGTAGGGTGAACTACCGTGCAAAAACCAACACTCAGGAGAGACGCCAAATGACAAGCGTCTCCGGGATACTACTCTACTTAGCGGCTTCCCGCTTGCTTGTTTGCGACTTCATCGTCCCGGTCTTGGTGCGGGAGAAGCTTCGGTTGTTCTTTGCGGGTACGGCTCTAAGGTTACTTAGGCTCGTAGTCCCACCCTTGGACATAGCCTTCTTATGGTCTACGTCTACGTTATCTGGCAGGGTGCCATGAGCCTTCTCGTAGATGCGACGAGCCCGATGCCGCTCTGCTTGCGCGGCAAGTTGCTTTGGCGTGCCCTGATAATTTTTATACTCGCTATTTATAATCACGCGGTTTCGCCATGATCGTTCTCCTTTTCTCCTTGCACATCGAACAAGGTACGCGGGTCATGGTGCGCAGCCACCTTACGACACCATTCAACAAATTCGTCAACTGGCAAATCTCCTCGCCACATGTTGACGGCCCTACAAACCATTTGTATATTGTCGCTGGTATACAGGCCCCCGGCAACTATACGGTCAACTGAGGCGTTTGTACGCGCCAAAACCCCATGTACTAACTCGCAAGTTAGTTCAACATTAGACAAAGCGCACCTGTAATTTTGAGCCTCCAACTTATCCAGTAGCATTTGCGCTGTCAAATGATCCCGTTTACGGCCTCCGTAGTACAGCAACCGAGAACAGTATCGTTTCCAATTACCGCTAATTTTTAGGTACTGATTTTCGGTTGAGGCGCTACCTGTTATGTACTTCCATTTCCCCTTGCATGGGACGGAACAAAACTTATGAACCCCACTCTTAGGGGTAAACGTTGCGCCGCAAACACCGCAGGTTTTAGGTTTCCATTTTGCATTAGTGTGATTCCATCCGGCCATAGCTATCTCCTTTGATAGCTATAGTATACTCTAAATAGTTAAACTACCACTATCGGTGATGCTCACAGGATTCCACTGGACAGAAGCCGCAGAGCCCAGAGGGGCGGGCATTCCATACCCCTGCTTCTAATGCAGCCTCAATCATACTTGCATGGCCTGCCCACTTGGAGAAAATTTCAGGTAGTTGAGCGCGTGTGTACTCTGCTTTGACTGCATCCTTGGCAACCACAAATAGAAGGACACCCTTAACGATGTTGATCTTTGGGTAGTGTGCCATGACCATAGCGGCCATAAGCTCTAACTGATCGGTATCAGCGTAGCGACTGGACTTGCCAGTCTTGTAATCTACGACTCGCGCAATGCCTTTGTCGTGGTTAAGTGCGAGATAGTCGGGCAACCCGCGGAACCATACATCCGGGGCAAAAAATTCGCATGGCGTGAAGTCTTTACGAATCCCGAGTTTGAGTTCGCATTTGATCTCTCCGGGGATTTTGGTGAGAGGTTCCACAAAAGGCAGGTAGTGTTGAAAAGCTTCTGGTAGTGGGGTGCCGTCTTTGACATAATTCTCAAATGCAGTATGCACGGCGGTCCCATAGAGGGTAGCTGTGGTGTCGCCTTGTTTGTATTGCTTCAGAATACGAACCACATGGTACTTGCGAGCGCAATTTTGAAAATCCTTGATCGCGCTGTAGGAAAATGCGAGTGCCATGAGTGTTCTTTATTCAGTTGATTGGGACTGTATTTTAACAGTCTCCATACGAAGCCCCCAGACCTGACTCGCACGCTAAGGGTAATCCCGGAGCCCACTTGGGACGCCATGACATGCACGCCTCGACGTACGCCTTAGCCTCTGCGGCTTCCTCCTGCTTGACTACCACGGCTATCGCGTCGTGAACGGTCAAAACTACCTTGTACCGCTTGGCGATACGCAGCATCTGCTCTGCCACAACGCAGCGGGCTACTGCCTGACAGAAATTCTCCACCACTTTCCCGCCGTATACGTACACAGGGAGTCCCTTGGACTGGTACGACCACTGCTGCTTCTCTTCGCCCTGTAGGGACTTCGTAATCACCCGCTTGAGGTCTGGGTACTGGATAAATAACCCGTTGGGGAGTGTGAGCCCTTTGCCGGGAGCAACCTTGACGATACCCGGTACGTCGATCTGCATAGCCTGCTCCAGTGCCAGCGCCTTGAGAGCGTTGCCTGCAGACTTCCACAGCATAGGGATACGGAAGTACGTTGCCCGGTAGGCGTCAATGATGCGCTTGGCTTCCTCTAGGGATACCTCTACCTTGGCCTGTTGCTTAAGAAATGCCTGCAGCTTAACGTGCCCTACTCCGTAGCCTGCACCGAGAATAACGACTTTACCTACCTGTCGCTGGCCCGGGGTAATCTCTACTACCGGCACGTTGTAGATACGGCTCGCCATGATCTTGTACACGTCCTCCTTGTTCTCGAACGCTTGGATCAGGTCATCCTGCCCTGCCAGCCACGCCAGCGTACGCGCTTCGATCTGGGAAGAGTCGCAGTCGATGACAACATACCCGAGAGGTGCAACGATAGCCTTCTTGATCTTCCCTGCATTAGCTCCGCGTGACGGCAGGTTCTGAAGGTTCACAAAGTCTTGGCCGCTCCATCTGCCGGAGTGCGCCCCGTAGTACCGCAAGGGTACAGGGAACTGGCCCCGATCCGCCATGCCAATAAAGCGCTCGGTGCGGGTCTCTTCCAACGTACTCTTGTTACCTAGCCTTGCGGCCACAAGCCCCTGAACTTCTACACTAGGGTGCTCTTCCAGCGCCTTGAACGCCTCATCGGTCTTGGCAAACGCATAGGCTTCCTTGCCTGTGGTCAAACTAATCTTAGTTGGCGGCTCCACACCGAACCTACGCAATACCTCCGCAAACTTGTCGTTGCTCATCAACAACTTCTTGATACCGTCCGTACCTTCGGTAAACACTTGGTGCGTGAAGTCGGGGTCCCCATCTGCCAGCATCATGTCCCGCACATTATCGAGCAGGTTGGCCTTGATCTCTTTAACTTCCGCCAGATGTGATTGCAGCACTGGCTTGTCGAGGCGCAGCACGGGGTCAATGAACATACGCAGTGTGAGGTCGATCAACTGCAACTCGATACGCGGGAACCCCATACCCATGTAGGTGTTGAACAAGGCGTAGGTTAGTTCCGTATCGTTGCAGCAATACTCTGCGTATCGCGCTAGTTCGATAGGGCTGAAGTCCACATACCGTTTGCCCAGCGCGTTGATAACCTCTGTACCCTTGACGCCAATACCATGCCGTTCTGCTTGCGACTTCAGGCTATGGGACTTGGCATGAGGGTACAACGCCCGGGACATACCCAGCGTATCCAGCCAGCCCTTAGGGTTAACTCCATAGCGCCACTTCAGTATGGCCCCATCAAATGCGGTGTTCTGCGCGATGATGAACTTGTCTGACCAATCTACGGACGCCAAGTACGGCGCTACCTCAGACTGTGGATACCATTGCGTCGGCCCATCCCCATGCTTAACGGATAGTCCGATAGTCTCAAACTTGTCACTGCGCACGTATTCTTCGGTGCTGATTTTAGATAAACTAAAATCTCTATCATAAAATGACTCTATATCTATCGTAACTAGCGCACTCATGCAAGCACCTTGAGAACCGCGCTTAACGCATCATAGTTGTCCTCGTTAATCACCATAGCAATACCGCCTGCCTCCTTGATAGCTTGTAGCTCCCGGTCTTGCAGTACCGTAGTCTTGCCCTTGCCTGCTTTGCATTCAATAGCGAGGAACTTTCCGCTAACGCAGCAGATAATATCGGGGACTCCCGAGCGCCCATACCCGCCCGTAGCCGGGGGGAAGTGATATACATCATGCGCATCAAGTATGCGCTTAACGGATGCCTTAACTTTGCCCTCAGGGGTTTGTGCCATTTGTTTCTTCCTTGTACTGTAGTTCTAATATTAGTTGGCAGTAGTGCAACGCCTTGCGGACATCGGCAGCACCGTTCTTGTTCTTGTGGCGTGTGATGTACTTGACCACGTTCCCTTGCAGGAAGTCCAACTCATTAGCGTGAATGAATTCGATAGGCTGAATCTTCATCTTCCGGTAATGTTCCCCGCCAATTTGAATATCTAATGCGCTCATTTCCAATCGTCCTTTTGTAGTTCGTTAACTAGCTTGGCTTCCCTAAGCGCAAGCCGTAATTTGGCGTTCCGCTCCACAACATCTATTAGTTGTTTGTGCAGGGTGTATGCCAGTTTGTTAATTTCTTCCCGAGTCCACGTTTCAAATGCGGGAGTGTTCTGATCGTGCATTTACCGTCTCCGTTACAAAGAAAGCGCTAATTGTGCCCGCCCGCATACATGCTATACAACGCTTTTTGCATTGCCTCCGGGTTAATCCTAGGGTTAGCTTCTTCCGCCGCGTCGAGCGCATCACAGATTACACGGGCTTGCGTTGGGTCATATGTACCCGCAGTAAGTAGTTGTACGCATACATCTCGACCCGTCTGCATGGTCCGAATAAGCTCTTCCAGCTTAGTACCCCGGTTTGTGGTTTCGATACATGCCGCTACGATCATAGGCTCCAGCGTAGCTCCGATAGCACCCAGACGTTCCTGATACTCATCCTCAGGAGTCATCATGTACAGTGAAATCTTGGAGGTAAGCAAAAGACTTCTCAACTTCTGCCGTGCGACTGCCCGCGCTATGGGGTTAGTCGCTGTGTCCTTGGTAACCACACGGATGTAGGTCATTTTTTTGTGTACTCAAAAGTTGGTAAAGGAAACCAATGGGTGAACCCGTCGCCCTTGTGATGAACGCGGGTGTAGGCCACGCCTTGCGCCTGCTCAATTAGCTGCATGCGCATCCCAATCGGGGTGTTCTCGTCAATCGGTATCCACTTCACATCCGGCGCAATGACTGCGGTTCGGTCGCTGTTTAGCTTGTGGGTCATGTTGTCTCCCTCGGTCGCCGCACTGACAACGGTATCGTTTCGTTCGCTGTGACAATCTCGATTGTGTTGTACCTGTAGCCACAAGCTGTGCAGAGGTGAACGCGGTACGTTGTTGCCGCAGACTTGCGTGACTCAATAATACGGGTGTCGTCTGTGCTGTTGCACTCGTCGTTCATGCACTGCATATCAGACCTCCCCACATCCCCGCTTGTTGATGTAACTCTGCGTAAGCCCGAGCCTTTGTCTGCACTGCCGCTGCTCTGGATGCTTTCGCTCCTTTGGCTGCTTTGGATAGAGCACGCTTGCCTCGGGGCTTGCTGGCTGCGTCGGGCGCATCGCCAAGGGCATAAATGGGTGTGTTGCGACCCGGACCGTTGCCAGTGAACAGTATCCACTCCATGATGTGGACTTCTCGCCGTTCGCGTAGGCTTTTAAGCTGTGAGCTAATTGACGATGGGCCAAGTCCAACGCGTGCGCCAAGTTGCGCTGTGGTCATTGGTCCGTGCCGTGTGAGTGCTTCCCTGATTGATTGCATGCTCATGGCTTGGCTCCTTGTGCTTCAACGATCTCATAATCAGCATCACACTCGTCGTCGTTCACACTCGTGATACGAATGTCAATGTTTGGCAAGCGCACCGCCCGCTGCACCGTGCGAATGTCACCGATAGCAAGCTCTGTGCCGCTGCACATTTCGTCATTCAGGAATTCGGAAATGCTGCTGTATAGCTTGTCAGCATCGTCGTGATTCCAAAACATGTCAGGCACAGGCACTGCTACTTGCTGCGCTGGGTGGGTGTAGAGCTTGGTACCCACAGGCTGCATCACATCAAGATAACCAATGGTCACACCGCGCACGCATTGCACTGTAGCCACAGCCTGCGCTTTCTCTGTTTCACGGGATGCTCGCCACGATTGCCATGCAAGCTCACAGTCACCCGATTCGCACCAGTTAGGGTTATCACCAAGAATGCCAACTGCCCATTTCTCAAACGCCTCTCGGCTTGTGTCTGTCATTTCAAACTCCTGATTGCAGCCGCAATAACGGCTCCAGTTTTTCCAAAAGGGATGGTTGCGTTCATGGCATCCAATAGCGCAGCCTCTCGGCCCGCCTGCCACGCTTGATGCTTAGAGGCCACCCAAGGCACGGTGTAATCCCCGAATCCATCGCGTTGTAATGCTTGCGCTAGTCCGACTTCGGAGGCAATGCAGTCGTCTATGTGTTGCTCAAATGGTGTCATTTTTGCCTTTCGTCAGCCGAACAAACTCGGCCATAAGTTCTTGGGCGATGGCTTGGATGCCGTACGCCTCTTGCTCTGTTGCTGGATTGGTTTCACCAATGCTCTTGCGGTACTCTTGCCATACATGCACGCTTTCATGCACTAGTAACCCAGCCACTTCAATAGGATCGCGTCCTTTCCAATCTCGCAGAGTCACAATGCACACAAGTTCTGACTTTTGATTTGTGCATATGTGTGTCGTAGCATGAGCGCTGGTTCCACGTACAAAATCAACGCGTTCCTTTATGCCGCAGTGAGATAGGGCGGTAATAAATTCTTTGTCGGATAAACATAGTGTCAGATACGGCCCCGCTGCTGCTATGCGTCTATCAAGCCACTTCATTTCAATGCTCCAATTACTTTAGCCATCACGGCTCCGGTTTTGCCAAAGGGTAGGGTTGCGTTCATGGCGTCCAGCAGGGCAGATTCTCGGCAGGCTTGGCCGTAGGCTTGCATCTGTTCTAGCGAATGGCTCCAGCAGCTTATGCTGGTGTCATCGTCGAAGCAGTGCGTGTCTGGGGGCGGTAGTGTTGTCATTTCAAGCTCCTGATTTTGTCTGCGATCTGGTAGCCATCAAGTGCATATTTAAAACCGTTTTCAGCGGCCATTGCAGCTTCCTCAATCGCCTCGGCTCGGCATTGCTGGCCGTAGGCTATCGCCTCATGGTAGTGAAGGGCGTCAAACCCGCAGGCTTGCTCTAGTGCTTTGTTTCTTGGTAGGGTCGGCAGGCTCATCTCAAACCCCCGCTTTCTTTGCAATTTTTTCTGATTCATGTACCCACACGACCAGATCAATGATCAGCTTCCCGGCCATAGCTGTGACAGCAGGACTCTCACCCTTTGCCAGTGCCAGCATCTTTTTAGCTAGTGCTGCGGCTTTATCTTGGTCTGCTTTTGAGAGTGGGTAGGTCATAGTTGCCCTCCGTTCTGTGCCCATAGCGCGGCCTTGCTTGCCAGAAAGAAAGCCTCTGCGCAAGTCAGTCGGCTTGACCGGATATACAGGTCTCCGTCCTCGTCGTATCCGCAGATCAGCACATCTTGCAAGTGATGTGATTCTGTGTCCACAAGCGCAGACTCAATAGCTTGCTGTGCTGTCATTGTTGTAGTAGGAGGCAGTCGAATTAAGTTGCTCATACGACCCCCGCTTTCTCGTTGACGCGCCACATCCAATCCCAGTACGCTAGAGTTGGGTCGCGTGCTATGCCAAGGCAACCAGCCCCCCGGCAAAACCACATGGGGCAACGGTAGAGTGCCGACATTTCTTTTCTGATACGTGGTTTCATTGCACACCCGCCTGACGTAGTGCGTCGATTGCTTTTGATAGAGACTCCATTGCCTTTTGATCGCCATCTCCATACCGATCGCATGTAGCGTATACGTCTACAGCAGAATCAAGTGCCAGCTTTGCAGCCGCTGCGAGTGCGTCACGCTCTACAAATGAATCTGCCGTGTCTTGCAGTGCTTCTCCGAGACATTTAACGCAAGCTTTATGCCGTTCTACCCATGCATCACGCTCTTCTTTGATATCAGGGATGGCGTCCACTTCGTATTGCAGCCTGTCACGCTCTTTTGTGAGTTCATCAATCTTGAGTAGCTGCAACATCACGCCGCAGCGCAATTGCTCGATGTCAAGCTGCGCCAGATCGGCGCGGGCTTGGGTTAGTTCTTGTTCTGTCATTTAGTTATCTCCATTACTTGTTTATTTACAACTCGCCCCGCAGCATGGCTTCGGCGTCTTCCCGTGCCCGCTTGGCCTCGTACGCACGGCGCTCTTCTGGGGTGCCGTCTGCAACTTCCGCGAGAAATGCCGTAAGCCAGCAGCCCGCGACAACGCCAAGGATAAGCATCACCCAGCAGCCGGGGCTCATGTCGGGTATCCTTTGGACTTGTACTTGAGGAAGTCCAGTGACCCGGGGCGGGCTGGGATAATTTGGTCCCCATCACCCGTTTTATAGGTAGTCGCTCTATAGTTACTCTTTGGCGGGGTTGCTTCGTTAGGGCGTTTGGCCCGTGGAACGTATGCTTCTGTCTTGGCAGTCTTAGTCATTTCAAGGCTCCGGGGTATGAGGCATTGAGGAATGCTTCATGTTCATCTAATATTAGTTCAAGGTTAGGCGGGGTCCAGCCCTCGGGTTTCAGAATTTTGCCGTCCTCACGGCGAGTTACCTTGCCAGTAACCGGGTCTACCTTAGCGAAGTTAGAACGAACAACCTCTGCCCATCCCTCTTCCATAGGCCAGCCTAACGATAACCCTAGCCCGATCAGCACGACGATGGAGTCCAGCACGGCGTCAAAGGCTTCTACCGCATCACCCGCCTCAAATGCCGCGCCAAGTTCGTTTAGCTCTTCGTTTATAAGGTTGGTATACAAGTCGGCTTGGGCTGCGTTTTCTGTGGTGGTTGTCTGCCCGCAAGCCCGCATAAATGCCGCTTGGTCTTGGAACACAGACCCTTTATGTTGCTGCATATCCAGCCGTTCCGCCAGAGCACTAGCAAGTCCCTGCACGTTTTGGTTGTCCGCCTCGCGGATAAGTTCTTCGTTGGATAAGTTGTCGTAGATCATAGTTACTCCTTTGTGAAGTCGATAAAGTCAATGAGCGTGTAGTTTGCATCGGTACGGAACCAGACGATGCAAGTCGGCGGAGCTACCGGGGGGCGCTGTAACTGCCCCCCAATAGTAGCCACATTTATGATGGCTTTCAGCCAGTCGGGGCGGTTTTGTAGCTCTCCTTCTGAGGTCGTCTCTTTGCTTGCGTCGCCCCATGTGCGCAGGGTATATGAGCCTCCTCGCTCCTCATAACGGTTCGAGCAGTACCCGTCTTCAGGGGGTTGGTAAAAAATCTTCATCTGGTATAGGGCGTCTAGGCGTTTAACCCGCGGCCAGTCAGCAAGCGTCTGCGTCTGCATCTTCCACCCCCCAGTCGAAGGCGTCCAAGATAGCGTCCACTTTGCGTTTAGTCTCAATGCGAGTGCTGTCCTCGGTACGTAGTTCTTTAGGAGTAACACCTGTCATGGCATCCAGTAGTTTGATACGTGCCCGCTCCAGATCAGGGTCAGCCGTGACGTTCAGGGCGTCCAGCAACTCGCACAATTCCTCTGCATTGGACACGAGGGTGTCGTGGAACTTACGCTTGGTACCATCCTCCTCAATGACGAGGCGATCACTGAGATTGGTCAATACCTTATGCAATCGGGTCCATGAGTCCTGAGTAGACTGCGCAAGCAATGCCTTGGATTTAGCCTCGTACTGCGCAATGAGTTGCTGTTGTACCTCGCTCTCGATGCCCACCCGGAAGTCACCTGCAATAGGCAGGGGGCTGAACGAAGTCTCGATGGCAAACTTACGGGCGATCTGACTACCGGGCAGGTACTCGTCACGGTCGAACAACGTACCCAGTTGAAACGCAGCCGCCGCTACGAGGGTGTCGTACTTGACTACGAACTTGTCCACGAGGAACTCGAACTCCGCCTTGCACTTGCCCATAGCCCCTTGGTACTCCAGCAGCAGCTTGGTAGGCAGCAGGCGCTGGCCGTTATCTGCCCACGGCTTAGTCAGGCGGTAATGTTCGGCACGTATGCGGGCTTGGTACTTGGTGATGTCATCCAGCTCCTTGCAGTCAGCAAACAGCGACTTGTACACAGACGCGGCACGCTTAGAGCCTGAACCCTTGGCCGTGGTAACTTCCGCTTGTGTCTTGCGGTCTTGCTTGCGACCCGAGTAAACTTTGATGTTCAGGTCTACTAACATAGCAGCCCGTGCAATTCCGGCGATTGTTGTGATGCTCATTTGATTTCCTTAGGTTGGTAACTAATATTAGTTGTGGTTGCTTACAGATGGCTTACTGAATACGATAGCTGCGGGTAGCAGCAGAATGGCGGGGTGATGACCGCTAGCGGCCACTAGCCGAACGGCATCGGAAGGCATATCCAGAAACACCCCGCAGTCATCCCATGCTATGAGCGCCGCTATAGCGCTCCGTGCAGGGGTCCATGCAGCGCTCCGTGCAGGGGTCCATGCAGCGTCCCGTGCAGCGCCCCGTGCAGCGCCCCATGCAGCGCCCCGTGCAGCGTCCAGTGCAGCGCCCCATGCAGCGCCCCATGCAGCGTCCCATGCAGCGTCCCGTGCAGCGTCCCATGCAGCGGTCCATGCCTTTGGCGTGGCTGCCAGTGAGGCCAGCACCCTGTCGATGTGCGCGGCGTTAGGTAAGTGTGCCCATGCGGTAGTCATTTTTTTGCAGCGTCCGCTAGTTGCTTGGTGACGAACACCAAGGCCTCATACGATGTGTCTGTCATTACTCCGGGCCTGAGTACGTCTTGCAGCTTGGTAGGGGCCAGCACATCCATGTAGTTAGTGCCGTTGGTACCTAGTCCTGTGCCCATGTACTTGTTCTCTAACACCTCACCTGTCTCAATAATTTCTGCGAGGGCTGCAAACTGCGGGATACTTAACACTACGTTAGTCCCGTTAAGGTTAATAAGTAGTTTCATAATCTTCCTCTGTTTCAAATGTGATGTCGTTGGCTTCGCAATACTCGATGTATGATTCTTCGCTAGTCAGGTATTCTTCTTCGTCGCGCAGCATCGTGTGCAACTCGTTACCTAAGTCGTTGCAGTACTTTTGCATGGCGGCCTCCAAGTCGGCCTCTGCTTCTTGACTCTCGATAAGCTCCTCCCATGTAGCTTGGTCCAGCCCGGAGAACATACCGGAAGGTGCCGTTTGATTAACGTAGGAGTCATACGACACACGCATATTGGAGTTTCGGGTAAGCGACACCGTAGCCCTACCCCCGTCATCCATAACCCCGAGATACAGCGCCGGGTACTTCTCTGCCAGCCCTGAGGTCTCCATGAATACCGCAACGTTCACCCAGCCTCCAAACCCTGCCGATCCGGGGATACTGAACGAAGTGTCCACTACTTCTACCCCTTTCGGGGCGCAGTCCTCTTTGAACATGTCCACCGTATAGTCCCACCACTCGTAATGCAGGGCATGGGCGCACCACTTGTAATACTCTTTGTCGAACCGCTTGGGGTCCGCGATCTTTAGCTCTGCTGCGTTCATGTCAATCTCCTAAGTGAATAGTCGTGCCGTATGGCGAACTAATATTAGTTGTCAGCGCCCACAGCGTAGGCCATGAGCTATTGCCGAAGCTACCTACGTAACCGTCACTGAACTGGACAATGGCGTCAGGGGATATCTGTTTGTCCCGCAAGTAATCAAACAGAACGGAACCGTCTGTACCGCCACCCCCACGGGGCTTGAGATTCTGTACCTCGAACAGCCCGTCCTCGAACACCTGCTCCCCACGTACTTCGGTATCCCAGTAGATGAGACGACACTTGCTAGGCTTAACGTCCTCGATGATGACCTTGATCTCGGACACGAACCTTGCCATATCTGCGCCGCCGAAGCACGAGCCAGAGGTGTCGAACCCCACCACGAGTTCTCTAAGGGTATTACTCATCATGCTAGGCATATACACATCGTCGCCTATGTACCTGCGGTTGGGCTTGCGCCATGTGGACTCGTCGCGCCCCGCACAGGTCTCGGTTATGAAGTCACGCAGCACCTTGCGCCAGTCAACCACGGGCGTCAGCAAGTCACCGAATACCCCGGACTGTCCCTTGCTACCCTTGCCTTGCATCTTGCTGCGCATGATCTCGCCCTGACGCATAGCCCGGTCAATCTCTTTGGCCTGCGCCTCCTGCTCGGCTTCGCTGGGGGCGTTGCCCGCTTCCCAATCATGCTCGTCCATACCGCTACCCTCGTCCTTGGGTGGGGGGTCTTGCTTGAGCTTGTCGAAGATCATCGACACGGACATACCGCGGTACTGCGGGTCAGGCTGTACACCTACCTTGAGCATGGTGATGAACCCCTCGCCAGCATCCAAGTCAACCAGTGACAAGTTATTGAAGTGGTCAGCCGCAATATTCGCAAGCTGACGGTCGATAGCCCACAGACTTTTCCATACATGCAGGTGCCTATAGGCCTTATGCAACGCCTCGTGCAACACGAGGAACCGAAGCTCTGAGTCCTTGAGCCCGTCAACGAACGCGGGGTTGTACAGCACGTTCCAGCCGTCCGTACAGGCAGTGGGTATGTCCTCGGTCACGGTCACTTTGCCGCAGGCCAGCAGGCCGGAGAATACGCAGAACTTCTTGTGTTGCATTATTGCAACGTGGGCTTTCTTGATACGATCTGAACTGTTCATGGTGTTTCCTTAGGTTGTATGTACCTAATATTAGGTAGCGGGACTAAAAACAATAGCTGCGGGTAGCAGCAGAACGGCGGGGTGATGACCGCTAGCGGCCACTAGCCGAACGGCATCGGAAGGCATATCCAGAAACACCCCGCAGTCATCCCATGCTATGAGCGCCGCTGTAGCGTCCCATGCAGCGCCCCATGCAGCGCCCCATGCAGCGCCCCGTGCAGCGTCCCATGCAGCGCCCCGTGCAGCGTCCCGTGCAGCGTCCCCTGCAGCGCTCCGTGCAGGGGTCCATGCGGCGGTCCATGCAGCGCCCCGTGCAGCGGTCCATAACTCCGGGGTAGCCGTTAGTGATGCCAGCACCCTGTCGATGTGCGTAGCGTTAGGTAAGTGTGCCCATGCGGTAGTCATGATGATTTCCTTAGGTTGTATGTAACTAATATTAGATGGGTTGGCCGGGCGTTGCGTTTTTAATCATAGTAGCTCCTTTGGTACCTCAACCTCGTCACCGAGTTTGCTGGCAACGAAACAGCGCAGACCAGCAACCAACTCACTGCGGTCACACTGCATCCACTTCTTGGCGTCGTCGCCCTCACCGTACCCGTCAGTCCAGTACGCAATCCACAGCCCTGAGTGGTCGATGGTTCGGCTAATTCGGGCCTCGGACAAGATAGGCCCGCCTTGTGACCAGTCGGTTGTCGGCGTGAATCGCTGGCCTCCGATAGTAGGGTATTTAGGCACGTAGGTATGCCCATTCTTTACTTGAATTACCACAAGCTCTGCACTGTGCGCCACCAGCCAGTCAAGCTGGGTGTTTGTGGCTTCTGATACTTTGATTTTCATTTCTTACTCCGTAGCAGCATGGTCTGTAACTTGTAGGAATCCCTTGACGGGATGTTGGTTTGGGCTCGGGGGATGTAGGCTTTGCTTATACGTTCAACGGACCAGTCCTTGTGCAGGGTGACTACGACTTGGCCGTTTGAGGTGCGTTCTGTAATTAGCATGATGATTCCTATCTAATATTAGTCAGAAAAATCTCCCTAAGCTAGAGGCCATGACCGTGAAAGTACGGTTTGAGCATGCCATGCCCACCTTAGCCTTGTTGCTTGCCAGTGTGGTAGCGAACAGACACTTGGCCTCGAACGACTCGAACCGATTGACGTACGTAATGATCGCGCTCAATGTATCCTCCTTGGCACGAGCGGCCAGACTGAAGGCCATCAAAAAATAACTGCCCGCACCATCAGGGAGCCGTGCCTTGTCGGGGTCAGCCACGATGCTAGCGAAGCTGGTCATACCATCGGCCAGATGCACAAGGGCCTCAAGGTCACGCGCCGCAGACTCACCCAATGTGCCGATCAGAGCGGGCAGCAGGGCAGCGCCCAGCAAATTACGCTGCTTGACAAGGTTGCTTGCTTTCTCCATAGACCTAGGGGAACAGAATGCCTTGGTGTTGCCCGTCAACGGGCTGAAGATGTACGGGTTTTTCTCTGCCTTGTCGATCAGGTCGTACCGCTCGAACACCTGAGGGAAGTCACGGGCAAAGGCCATAACCTCCGGCGCTACGTCATTGTTAGCCGCCCAGCCAAGCCACTCGTCAACCGTAGGGTTAGCCACATCCAACACAGTCATGCGGTTATGAGCATGTGCCGGGATAGCATCGCCCACACCGTCAGTCGCAAGGTTAGTCGTACCGAATACGATGCTGCCCACTGGCAGATGGACATCGCCAAGCCTATGCTCAAGGATAACGGGCAGCAGCATGTTAATAATAGGCCGCGCACCCTTACCCAACTCATCGAGCATCAGCAGCACCGGGCGCTCTTGGCCCTTGCCGATACCGAACCTCGCATTCGGGGCGTAGTTGGTAACCATATGGTCACGGTCAATGACAGGCATACCGAGGTCACCGAGGTCAAGGTTAGCTACGTCGATGTAGCACGGGAGATAGTCAGGCAACTCCTTAGCTAGCATACCGAGAAGGGCTGACTTGCCTACACCCGGGGCTCCTTGTAACAAAAAAGTGTTCGTGGTTCCACAAGTGCGAATGAGAGTGGCGGCTTGATTGAGATTTACTTGCATGATGGTTTCCTTGAGGTAACTAATATTAGATGGAGGTGACAGTGGTTGCAGTAAGCTCATACATACGGAACTTGCAGGCTTTCATAATGGCAGCCCAGCATGACTTGATGTCGCCGCGCTCCACACAGAACCGTGTCTGCGTCTTGTAGTCATACTGCATCTCAAACTTGAAATACTCGATGATCTCGGACCACTGGTGGGCGTTGTAGTCAGTCTCCAAGATATGCTGGAGGCGGCGGTGGTCCGGCAAGTGGGGTATCCCACTGTCCGGGGCCTTGCATGTGGCATACAGCAAGGGGAACATAGCCTTGAACCCTGACGCCTTGATATCGTCAGCGAACCGCTTGGACTCTTGCTTGTCGATACCGTACCGCTCGAACGTCTTCAGCGGGGTAGTCAGCGTACCGTCAGCGTCAAACTTCATACCGTCGTAATACCTTACGACCTGCCCATCCTTGAGCGTTATGCACAACTGAGACTTACTAAATACTCGTCTGCTGTAGATGTGATGACCCGCCAGTGGTGTGAACCGCAGTGCTACCCCCACCGCTTCCATAGTTGTCGGGCTGTCGTGCCAACCCGCCGTGTCCAGCATGAACGTCCCATCTTCATAGGCCTGCAGAATATTTGTCCTGTACATGATGACTGCCATGCAGTCGAACCGCTTAACTACGCGGTGAGTACAGCGACCCCTGCGGCTACCATCCAGCGGAGCGTCACCCTTGTAGGCACCCTTGGTGTAAACATGCTTGTTCATGTGCATCGACAATTTTGTAAACGTATTCATAAGATTCCATTAAGTTAGATAGAGTAACTAATCTTAGTTACCCAGTGGGAGCATCCACTACATAAGGCACAGTCTGTGTGTGCCCTACATGCTAGGCGCTCTAGCACGAACCGCAGTGTGCGGCCCGTCAGAATTCTTTTGGCTTGGTACGATAGGGGTCGTCGGCGTGACTTATCCCAGCTATGCTGGTTCCACGTCCCTAGGGCTCATGCAGGTTTTCCCTGAGAGGAGCCCGCCCATTTAAGTACCTATCGTTTGCATTGCACTGTGCTGTTACCACACATATGCAGGGGCTATACCCTACGCTTACTCGCCAAGGGAGACTCGCACTAGGCGAATCTTTAGGCTTCCGGATTGAACCGGCAGCGGCTTGCTTGTCCTTCCAACTAATATTAGTTGGGTAGACTTACGTCAGATTGTTAATGATGTGGCCCGTGGTGAATATGGTGCCTAACAACTCGAGGCGATCCTCAAGTCGATAAGTCGATTGTATCATACATTACATTACATGTCAAGCTTTCGGGGGGTAGTTGGAGGTTAAAAAAGCCCCATTTCTGGGGCTCTGGGGGATCATAGTTGTGGCATTTATGTGGGGGCTTTATCCCGCAGGCGTGTGACTGTGAGAACACCTGTGCCGCGCTCGTTTGCAGTGGCAAACCGTTTGCCCATACGCGCCCCATACACATGCACCGCAGTCTGTGCCCGCTTAGCCAACACCGCAGGAATGCGCACCACATCGCCTATCTCCATATCCTTGAAAGGCCATTTCATGCGCGTAGCAAGACTCCGGGTATCAGGGCGCATACGCTCCAGCCGCTCCAACATTGCGGCCCCTCCCGGCACGATCTGCATGAACGGGGCATTCAGCACCGAATTAGCTAGCTTAGCGGTGGCATCCTCTATATTGTTGGATACCCGCTCCTCCAGCAGTCGGCTGCGTATCGCAGCCGTAGTATCGGCCCGCACCCTATCCCCCAACCTCTGCGCGTCGCTGGCCTTAGCCACCATAAACCCAAGGGCGGAAGCCTTGTCCATAACCAACATCAACGCAGGTTTAGACCCCGCCAGCAGCACCAGACTCTCCATGTGAGCCCCAAGAGCCGCCGTAACTAATATTAGTTGCTCCCGCTTGTCCAGATCATCAAAAGCGGCAGGGGTAGGCAACGCAGGGGGTAGGGGCAGTTCCATATCAGCAGCGCCATGCAGGAGCCCATCCAAGATGTCCTCTGCCCGGTAGAATTCGGGGGCCTCAGGCGTGCCAATAACGAATAGCGCGGTTGCCCGGTCATGGCAGACACGCAAGCTAGTAAAGTGCATTTCTGCAGAGGGGGAGAACTGGACAGCCTGCGTTTGAGGCTGCAAAGCAAGGTCAGTGTACGAGTAAGACATATTTAAGAGTCCATTAAGTTGAGGGAGCGCAAAGTGTACCACGGAAAAGTTAGGCCGGGTTCGTGTTTGATACGATTTATTTTGAGTTGAGTCGTGTCGTTTTTTGGGGGTTATGGTATAGAATTGTACCCTCCTGTAATGTATAGGTTACGGGAATCTATAGGTAAATTCATCACAACGACGCGGGGTCGTATTACTCGGAAACCTGTTTAAAATCAACCATTTAGGAGCGCGGGGGATGATGTAAGGTATAGTATGTACGGGGTGCGACGATGTGATGCAACTGGCAAAAAGAGAGCTCCTGAGCGACCCTCAGAAATTCCAAGGAAAGATAGAAATAACTAGTTTTTTGAGAACTCACGCACTCGGAACTCGTGCAATTTCTATGGTTTTTTTTTGGCGTTACAAACGAAACGCAGTCATAATACAATTCTATAAAGTTATTATTATTAGGGGTTTCTTGGTTTTTGTAACGCCTTTTCCTGCCGTTTTGCCCTGTTCGTAGTGCTTGTATGCCGGAATACCGCTGTTTCGTAATGTAGAAACACAAATACCACCTGTTACCGTTACGCCTTATATCTATAATATACTTTAGGGCCGAAAGTGACGACGCATTGGACATCTTTCATTACACGTCCGTATCTAAAACTTCATTACATCCCAACTAATATTAGTTGTAGTGTCGATATGGGCTTGTAAGGCGCTCCCGCCCCGCCCCTGCTTTTCCGGGCATACTTGTACCCCGCCCGCCCCCTCACTCACTCACTCGCTCACTCACCTTGCCTACTATGATCAAGCCCCACCTACGGTGGGGAGCGTGCCCGCCAACGGGCAGGGACGCCCGCAAAACGCGGGCGTAAAAAAACCGCCTTGCGGCGGTTCGTCGGGTAGAACTAAGATTAGTTCAAACTTTAAAGTCTGGGTCAATCACGCATGCCGCGTCAATCAAGATGGATTTGATCTCCAACTGGTTCAACAGTGCCGCCTGCTCAATCGCTTTGCGAATGGTATCCAGCAATGATTTGTTATTTGTACGTTCAACCGTGCCCGCTTTGGTTTTCTTGGCTGGGGATTCGCTTGTCCCTTCCGCTGCTAACTTTGCGAGTCGTGCTTCTTCAGCCTTGAAACCCTTGCCCCATGGAAGGAAAGCCATTCCGCCCTTCAGCGGGTGTAAGTGCGCCGATGCATACCATTGGGCATCCCAGTAATATGCACGCTTCGCCCCGCCAGAATATGATGTGATGGTGTTTTTAAATACCGGGCCCAACACGGCAATGGCATCTAGCATCACTTGACATTCTAGTATTTCCTTGCCGATAGCATCGACACCTTCCTGAGTCCGAGGAACCCCGGCGATAGTGCATGCATCTAAGTACTGTAGAAACGTAGCCTCGATCAATTCTCCGCTCTTAATTGCCGCGGCTTCCTGCGCCTTCATAGCTTTAATTACGGTAGAACCAAATGTGTTGAATGAAACTGTATTCATGTGAAACTCCTATGTGGGATGTGTGTCCGAGGCAGACACTTAAACAACCGACACCTATAATGTAACCCAACTCGTAGACATTGTCAAGTTGTGGGGTAGGTCACGCGTGAACTAATATTAGGTGGAACCGCGACCCCACCGTACCCCGGGGACCCTTTTGAGGGTTTGGAGTCCCCCGCACAAATACACTGAGCGCAACACTCGCGGCTACTTCACCACCCCACAACTAGACACTGCTCCACGTGACTAGACATAGGTAAATATTTTTCCGAAGCTGGAATTCCAGTATCGGCTCACAGAAAGACCCCCCACCCTAAATAAAAAGCACCTGCCAAAATTTTGTGTAATAATTTCACATCGCCTCACGGCTGCGGACAACTTATGCAATTTCCAGTCATTGACACGGACATCCCCTATGCGGAATACCCGCCGACCTTCGAGGACCTGCAGGCTCGGATAGCCGCTGCTTTCAATAGCCTTGCGGAGATTGCCGATGATGTGCAGGTAACGGACTCTGATATCTCTGCGGCTCACGCCGTATTCACGGGTACCAAGGCCGCGACGGAAACGATGCTCTCCTCCCCGGGGACCATTGTGCATATTAAGGCGCTGCTGGACGAGTACGATAAGGTCGTCATTCAATCCGCTGCCCAACTGCGAACCTACGTAACAAACAAGCTGATTGTGGATTCGGCTAACCCCGACCCACGGATTAGGCTCAAGTGCTACGAACTGTTGGGCAAAATCTCGGATGTCGGGCTGTTTACGGACAAGACTGAGATCACCATGCGGCACCGGCCTACGGAAGAATTGGAGCAGCTACTGCGTGAGCGTCTGATGAAGACTATCGACGCGGATATGTTTGCGATCACTCCCCCTGCGGACCCGTTTGAATGACCGACCGTACGGATATCCAGCGCCTGCTGGACAACCTCCCAAAGATGTCGCATATAGACATGGCGAACACACTGGCCTTGCTGGATGAGTTGGAAGAGCGTAAGCGTACGATGCTGGCGCAGAGTGAGTTCCTTGCGTTCATTGCGGCAGTTGACCCTGCCTATAAGTTTGGTACGCACCTGAAGCGATTGGGTGCGCTTCTGACGCAAGTTGAGTTGGGTGAGAAGGATCGAGTAGCCGTGTCGATGGCCCCCCGGTTTGGTAAGAGCCAGATGATCTCCATTTACTACCCTGCGTGGTACTTGGGTAAACACCCCGATCACAAGATGATCGTAGCCTCCCATACGGTTGACCTAGCTGTGGATATGGCGCGTAAGGTTCGTAACCTGATGCAAACCCCAGACTACAAACGGATATTTCCGGGCGTAGCTATCGCAGCCGATGCAAAAGCTGCAGGCAAGTGGAATACGACTAAAGGTGGAGAGGTTTACGCCACAGGCGTAGGTGGAGCATTGGCAGGCCGGGGGGCCGACCTGTGTCTGACGCCAGCAACCCTCGTAGAGACGTTAGAGCGCGGGTTTGTACCCTGCGGTACGGTGCAGGTTGGGGAGAGCTTACGTAGCTGGCATGGCTGGGCTAAAGTACTGAAGCGCATAACCCCCGAGCACTCCGCCACGGTTACCGTAGCAGGCAGGCTAGAGGTATCCGCAGAGCATCCGATCTGGACTTGCAACCGTGGGTGGGTACCTGCAATAGACGTGTTACCGACGGATATCTTGTGGACGACTTCATTTTGTGATAAGATACGTACTTATCTACAAGGAGTTACAAATGTCCTCACCGCGAAAACATGGAATGTGCAACACCCGGGTCTACAACATATGGGCGATGATGTTGCAGCGCTGCACAAACCCCAAAACAGCCAACTACATAAATTATGGGGGTGCGGGCATAACAGTGTCGGTGCCGTGGCGCGACTTTTCTGTGTTCTACGCGGACATGGGGCTTCCACCTACACCGAAGCATACGCTGGATCGCATAGACAATTCCTTGGGGTACAGCCGGGACAACTGCAGGTGGGCGGACGTAGAGACCCAGCAGAACAATCGAACCAACGGGGTGCATATAACGGCGTTTGGGGAGACGCTATCCGCTCCACAGTGGGCGCGGCGAACTGGACTAACCGTAGATATGATACGACATCGTATCTTCAGCATGGGGATGTGCCCCGAGCAAGCCCTACAGGCTCCACGAATGAGCCACAACACCCAACGTATTTCCCGGTCCAACTTGGATGGCTCCGACGTGCGGGAGTACACCTCCTTAGCCGATGCGGCTCGCTCAGTGTCGCTAGAAAACTACGAAACCGTGAAGAAGGCTATTTGGTACGCCTTAAAGCGGGGCTCCAAGTCATCGCAGGGTTTTTGCTGGGCGTACGCCTCGCCGGCGCAACCCGAATAGATCGTCACGAAGCCCGTCCCTTTGTCAACTTTATGGTAGACGGGGACAATACCTTTGTAGCTGATACGATTTTGACACATAATTGTATCATCGACGATCCGATTTCGGAGCAAGATATTAAGAGTGGGAATACCACGAGCCTAGACGGTGTTTACGATTGGTTCCGCAATGGTTTGCGTACACGGCTTATGCCGGGCGGGGCCATAGTGATCCTGCACACACGCTGGCACCAGCGGGACCTGATTGGGCGCTTATTGAAGGATACTGCGCTGAACGAAGACGGCGACAAGTACGATATGTTCGAGTTTCCGGCCATTTTGGAGACTCCAAACCCGCTGGCAGACCCAAACAACGAGGAATTTGACCCCGATGCCCCGGCAATACTGCAGAAATCGCTGTGGCCAGAGCAATGGAGCTTGGAATCTCTCCTGCGGACCAAGGCGTCGATGCCGTCATGGCAGTGGAACGCCCAATACCAGCAGAATCCGACCGCGCAAGAAGCTGCGATCATCAAACGAGACCATATTAAGTGGTGGCCCCATGAGAAACCTCCTGCTGTGGACTACATTGTGCAGTCATTTGATACTGCGCTCACCACAAAAACCCGTTCTGACTACTCTGTGTGCCAAACATGGGGTGTATGGAAGAATGAAGAAGATATAGACAACGTAATCTTGCTAAATTGTGTAGTAGGTAAGTGGGAATTCCCTGAATTGAAGCAAATGGCCCTGCAGCAGGCCAAAGATTGGGAGCCCGATAGCATAATTGTCGAGGCTAAGGCCAGCGGTCAGCCCCTGATTGACGAAATGCGGCGCTCTGGCTTGTTTGTGCAGGACTACAGCCCCGGTAAAGGCCAAGATAAGATAGCAAGACTGAATTCTGTCAGTGATATGTTTATGAGTGGGCAGGTGTGGTTCCCGGAAACGGGATGGGCTACCAGCGTGGTAGAGGAGTTGTTGGCGTTTCCTAGCGGGGAGCATGATGACCAAGTGGATACCTTGACGCTGGCGCTTATTCGGATTCGCAAGGGCGGGCTCTTGCGGCTAACGTCCGACCACGGGGATAATTCAGACTTCCAAGCGGCGCGTAAAGCCTCTTACTACTAACGAAAGATATTTATGGCAACCTCAAGTATGTCCCCTTCCCTGAACCCTGCACCTATGGGGCTTGGGGCCATTATGGATACTCTCGAAAGTACAGAGCCTGATCTGGAGATCGAGATTGAGAACCCGGACCGCGTGACGCTGGCCGATGGTAGCGTAGAGATTACGCTGATTCCAGAGCCCACCAAGGGCGAAGACTTTGGGGATAACCTCGCTGAGTTCATGGACGAGGGGGAGTTGACTGCCCTTGCAGGTGACCTGCTGGCGCTGGTGGATGCCGATATCAACTCCCGTAAGGACTGGGTTGACGCTTATGTGAAAGGCCTTGAGGTCTTGGGCATGAAGTACGACGAGCGTACAGAGCCTTGGAGTGGGGCATGTGGTGTTTATTCCACAGTGCTGACAGAAGCGGCTATCCGGTTCCAAGCGGAGATGGTTACAGAGACGTTCCCTGCCGCAGGCCCGGTAAAAACTTCCATCGTGGGGGCCTCGACCAAGGATACGGAAGCGGCAGCCGCCCGGGTTCAGGAGGACATGAACTACCAGATTCTGGAGAAGATGCCTGAGTATCGGCCAGAGCATGAG